TATGCTTTAAATGGTTATTTTATTAAAATAAACTTTTTGACCTTTTTCTTAACTAACTCTTGTTTCGCGCGAATACATTTGTTGTCGACTACATGAGTAAACAAATCTTGTAACATGGAAATGATGTAATTATAAATCGTGTAAATTATATCTTGAGAGCATTTACCTACGATTAATATACTTCCTGTTCTAAAAATCATAAACGACACAGAATTTCCGGGTACAGGCGTTGTTACTACTTCACCTTTTTCTGTATAATAAATTTTACATTGTATTCCTGGATAAGAGCATGGATCATACACAGCCGATACATTTTTATCGTAGCGAAGTTTGTGATACAAATGATCTCGATTAATGTAATAGCCGCAATTAAAGTTTGAATTGATCAACACCACTTCTTCACTTTCTTGATTATATGAAATTTCAGGGTAGTATTCTCGTAATTGAGTCAGCAATATTTTAATTATAAATGGAATATGCGTGCGATCTTGAATTCCAGGTATTTCGATCTTCCCCGTATTAAATATCTTTACATGAAACTCTTTGTAGTAACCTATAAAGACGCGTAAAATAACCACGAAACAATTGTAAAAAGCCCCTTTTTGTTTAATTCGATAGGATAAAATATCCTTTTTAGATATTCCAATCGTCACTTTGCAAACGTCTTTGTATTTAATTATTCCTTTTTCATTATCGATGTGCTTTATGGTCATTCTATACCCATAGGAATACTGTTTAATTTTTTCTTCGATATCAGCCACTTCACATTTGGTAGTGCTATTTATTTTCATTTGTTTTTTTATAATCCCTTCTTTCTCAATATGGTAAGGGATAATGGGTAATTTCCAAAAGATGTCAGGCAAATCAATAGGTTGGTTCAAGTAAGAGATAATGGTATGCGTAGAAATATACAATGCACTTGGTGTAGGTTCAGGACCTGTATAAGGATTAAGAGTAATCTGTTGCATGTAGGCAGATTCGTCATTTAAAAAAGTAGACCATTCTTCATTTAAATCCATTTACAAGATAGAATAAGTTATTTAAATTCAATTTATTATCGCATTAAATAGTTAACCAAATAATCTATATTTACATCTGAATTATGTATCGCAAGTTCTAAGTAATCTAAATTATTTAAATTATAGGTAGTTAATGTCTTCATAATAATGTAGTATAAATATTCTTTCATAATGTGTTTTTTATCCATGTTATACTCTATACTTATTGTATTCACTTTATCCACAGGATGGGGACATGTACTTAATTCATCCCATATCTCTGAATTTACAATTTTAAAATTTTGAGTAGCATCTTGGTTGGTCTGCATGTAATTGATCATACTTCTTAAATCCGACCCAAATAATTGTTGAACGTATTGCAATTGTTCATCTGTAAAAAGGACGTTTTCTTGGTGCGCAATATGTTTTAAAAACACTAAAATATTGTCTTTGGGCAAATGATTAAATTTTATTTTTATAAATAAGGATTGCAACGATTCATCTATTTTACTGATGTAGTTGCAAATTAAAAAAAAACGAGTGTTTTCGTAAGCCTCATTCATTAAATAAATGAGGGCTTGTTGCGCATTTTTGGTCATGGAATCGACTTCATCTAAAATAACAATTTTTAATCCAGTATTAAAAAATGTTTTTGAACTTACAAAGGAATGAATTTGATTTCGTATTACATCAATACCCCGATCATCTGATGCATTCAAATGAATCACCAGTCCTTTATTTTGTTCCTTTGTCTTCATTTGATACATGGTGATTAAATTGATAATAGTCGTTGTTTTTCCTGTACCTGGAGGTCCGAAAAAAAGCATATTGGGAATGTATTGCATTTCTACCATATTGGTGAACATTTGTTTGTTGTACGGATTAAGTACAATGTTTGAAAATGTCGTCGGTCGATATTTTTCAGCCCATGGTATATCCATAAATCTTTATTTGAAGGTAGGTTTATATCCTTATCTTGAATTCATCATCGACGCATTTCCTGATAAAAAGGTAAGCACATTGTATCTTTCTTCAATGACATATAAATCAAAGGTGTAATCATATAATTTATACATGGATTTATTTACACCTAATTGTAGACTTGAATTTGGATCGCAAATAACTAAAAAGGTAGAATTGGGATCTAATGCAGGGGTTATGGTCGTGAACTCAAACTCTATTTTTGAGTATTTACTTAAATTAATAGCGCCGGAGGGTTGCAATTGAAACGGTGATGTATGCAAACAAAAATTATAACAGTACAACCCCTCTAAACCTACCGAACCATATCCGGGACTCGTTAAATATTGTTGGTCTTGTAAATATATATTGGCAGGTCGTACTTCTTCGCGCACAGATCCATCAAAAGTAATTCCAAATTGGGTCAGTATATTTTTTTGATTTTCATTTCTATAATCACCAGTCCCAAATAATTTACTTAACGAATTATCCGGATTTAAACCGTACCCTCGCGACGGTGTATATGGACTTATAGCCATTGTATTGTCTAATGGAAGTATATTGTAGGGTAAATAATCATAGGGCCAATTTGTAAAATTGCTCCATTCATTTCTCGCATCTACATCGGATCGTTGAAACATAAACATCCAATTCAATACAAGTCCTGATGAATTTTGAAGCCAAACTTTATCTGTAATGGACACATGCTTGAATAAAGTTTGGTGGTATTCCTTGACCAAATACTTTTGTGGATGTGCAGCAAACATTTTAGATTCTTCATCCGATAAAAAACAATATTGACAGGATAAATGCGCATTTTCATTCCAAGAAGTACCGAATGTAGAATAACTCAAGGTTACATTTGGAGGTTGTTGAATAAATCTATAAAATTGATGTTGCGCAATCGTCATGTTGGGCGCAATAACAGGATATTCATTTCCCGGATCCAATACATCCTTTATTTGATATAATTCTCGGATAGGGCGCAAGGTAATTTCAATTTGTAGTACGTTGTATTGCAATGCCACTAAAGGGAAGGCTTGTTGTGATGTAAATCCCCACCATACAGGTAATGGAATCCTTAATTGTTTACCTCGAATAGAAGGTTCTTGCTGAAGTCCATCTTTATATATTGAGTTTGGATAAGTATTTACACGTCCAAAAGCATTGGCAGGATCATATAGGTCAACTGTATTGCCTACCATTTCATTCCATTTTTGTTTTTGTGTTGAGGTTAAATCCCGATTGGCTAAAGCCACAATGTCGGCTCCATTTAATTGCTGAATTAGGTTTCCTCCAATGGTAAATTTAATAGACTTAATCATCATGGCCCCTAAATTTTTAATCCATTTAAATTCATAAGGAACCCATTTTTGAGGAACTCCATCATTTATATCTGCATCTGTACTACCTGCTGGGTAAATGGGACTATATATATCTGGAATTTGTATTACAAAATAAGTATCCATAAGTAGTTCGGCATACCGCTTTACTTTAAATTGATACACCGTTTCTGTAGAAACACCCATTTGTCGCAATCCTTCAAAATCTAGCCTAAAATTTTGTATTCCAAAATTTGTAATGCGTTTATAAGTACTTGTCCAATACGTTTTTTGCGGATTTCCGTGAATAATTATGTTTTGGTTACCCATGGCTATTAAATTTAATACACCACCTACCATACTGACTATGTACATTTTGATTTATATTGTTTTTGTTCAAACTAATAAGTAATATATTTTATATTTAAACTATTGTTGGGTTTGTATCGTAACAAATCAAGTGTATTCGATGTAGTTTTAAACTGATCCTGTCCATATATATCTTGCAATAACAACCATTCGAACAATCCGCCTACATATACATACGCCGACCCGCCTAATTTACTAATTTGATTGTATTTTAAATAAATGGTTTCATCATTACTGTTTTTACCATAAATAAGAATACCCCTTTTTTGTTGTATCGCCAACTCCACTTCTTTGATTTCATTGGAAATGTTCACCGTTTTAAATATCAATATAGATTGATCATTCGGGTTTAATGTATTGATAATAATCATATTATTGGTTTGTGCATATTGCACGTCTTGGAAACTTACCTTATTCATTTGTTGGTTTCCCATGATTATCTTAAGGATTATTTAATTAAAATTGAAACAAATAAATATAGACCTTTCTAGTAAATGGATCTCATTCAATTGCCGCCTATTATCGTTCGTTCATCGAAAATTGAAAATGTATCGGCTGCTTTAAGCCACCTTTTTGGAGTAGAATGCGTGAAAGAATGTTACATTGAAGAACACAACAAGGCCTACATTAAATTTTTACTCATTCCATCTAGTTTGTGCACAGAATTTTATAGTAAATTAACAGGACAAGTTGAGTTCACCTATAAGGATCATACCTATTATGCCATCAGTCAATATATAAATATATAAATCTTTAATTTAAACTTATCTTACTTTTTTTAGGTATGTTAGTCGTACGTGAAAATGGGACACTCTCCGAAATAACAGAAGTCAACATTTCTGATTACGGGAAAAGAAAGTGTAGTTGGAAACTAGAAGGAAAGGTAATTAATTTATATGGAAAAACAAAACGTGTCACGCACCCTGTACGCTATGATTTCCCTCCTCCAGTAGACAATACGTTATTCAATAAAGAATGTTTGCTTGTAAATCCAAATGCACCCTTGACCCTTATAGAATGGAATTCGATTTACGAAACGTTAATGGGTGGATTTGAAGATCTAACTTCTGAAACCGAATCCGAATCCGAGACAGAATTCGATAAAACAAAACAAGGATATGCTAAAGATGGATTTGTTGTATCGGACGAAGAAAAATTGACTTAGAAAAAGAAAGGATAACCTAGTATAATGCGAACTGTCGACAATCCCATTTTGTTCAGAACTACCATTGAACATGAACTGAATAAAATTGTAAACAATGAAGATATAAGTAACAGTATTGAAATTGGAATTTATAATTTTACTATTGCAGAAAGTACCGCCCGTAAAATTATAAAAAAATGGAATAATCCCTTCTTTGTAGAAATATACATTTCAAAATTTAAAACACTGTTGATCAATTTACAAAGCGAATATGTGCAACAACTTGCATGTAAAAATCCATATAATGTTGCTTTTATGACGCATCAAGAATTTAATCCTGAAAAATGGAAACCCTTACTCGAGAAAAAACAAAAAATAGAACAATTTATGCTTAGTAACAAATTAACAGCCAATACGGACATGTTCACTTGTTTTAAGTGTAAAAGTAAAAATTGTTCTTATTATCAACTGCAAATTCGATCCGCAGATGAACCCATGACTACCTTTGTAACTTGTATTGATTGTGAAAATCATTGGAAATGTTAAAATAACAACCTGTCTACTGTAGTACGCACACAAAATAGTCGATGCAATAAAATACCTAATGCAAAAAGTAGGATTGATGTTTTTACAAAATGTTTTTTTGAGATTAGATAGGCGATTACAAGTGTACCTACAACATCTAAAATGGCTACATTAAATAGCCTGTAGGCATGAACTCCTTGGTTTAATTCGCCTAACATAGTGGAATAAGAACAAGACATACATATCGTTTTTAAATAAAATTGAAGTGTTATATTTTATTTAGGAATACTATATCATGTCCAAGTCTTTGATCGTCAACATTCCATCGCAAGATATTGGTAATGCATTCAAGTATTTTTGGCATTTGCTAGGACTTTCTACGCGTGTTACTGGTTTATGCGAGTATGTAGAAGACTCTGTTATATACACAAAATGCAATGTTACTACGCATGAAATCTCTGAAAATTTAACCATTATACAAAAATCTATAGATACATGTGGATATGCTGATGTATACAGTGTAAATCATACAACAACTGATTTTTGGAGACTTTGGCCACAAAAATCGGTTTACGTTAAAGTTCCTGAACATGCTTTAGATGACAAAGTTTTAATTCTCGAACCTGCATCAAAAGAAAAAGAAAAAGAAAAAGAAAAACCCGAAGAAGAACTACCTAAAGAAAAAGAAGAACCTAAAGAAAAGGAAGAACTACCTAAAGAATCCTTCAAATTCGTGTTTGCACAACCTGCTAAACCTTTTATCTTTACCAAAGAACCGCTTAAACCCTTTACGTTTACATTTGAGACCGCGAAAATACCTACCCAAATGGAACAAACGACTAAAGAATCTATATTATGGCTAAACCAAGAAACTAAGTTTTACTGAATTTATTTATTTTTTTATTTCGGGAATCCAACTAAATTGGCGCCAATACCAAATCCAGCACCCGTGCGGGCAGTAACTCCCATACTTGGAATGTAAGTATCTAAAATAGAAAAGGTAGCCGCTGCCGTAAGAGCGATTAGCGCAACCTCATCCATACTAAGTCCTTTTCCCTTTGGAATTACATAAGAAGCGATGGCAACCATCAATCCTTCAACTAAGTATTTAATGGCACGTTTAAGCAATTCTCCTAAATCAAACATTATAAGTAATAGATAGAAAAAAATATATTTTAATTAAAACTTAAATAAATTAAAGTATGTATTGCATGTCTAAAGTTGATTTGCTTGAAGAAGATAAACCCATTGCGCAACAAAAGTTTGTTTGTGTGTCTTTTGTTTCCCCTGAAAATATAATTAAATCTAAAGATGAGTTTTATTTTTCTCAATTTGTAAAAACCTGGGATCTTTATAAATCTACTCAAAAGTATGCACAGTTCACTGCATTTCTTGCTTATAAATATAATTTAAATACAGAACAGATTACTGAAGATTTAACTGAATTTTGCAAGGAAGAAGGTGAATTATTGGCTTCAGATTGTGTATCAGACGATTACAAGAATTTTTTGGAAAAAAACTTAGATGCACTCGAATTGGAGTACAGTAAAAAAAATAATTTTCAAACCAATACACGAGGGTTGAAAATACGAGGTGTTTTTCCTTCACAAGAAGAGGCTGAGTTGCGTGCTAAAATTCTTAGGGAGCATGATCCTAATTTTGATGTTTATGTAGGACCTGTAGGAATATGGATGCCATGGGAACCAGATGCCTACAAAACAGGGAGGGTTGAGTTTTTAGAATCTGAATTAAATGAATTAATGGCCAACAAAAAGGCCAATGAAGACACCGCCAAGGATTATTTTAACCAACGCATCAAAGACAAAAAGAGAAAGGCCATTGAAGAAAACATTAAAAAGGCTAATGAAAGCGGAAATAAATTAACACAAACACTCGATAACAATGGCGATTTGATCGGAGTCAAAAATATAGTTGAGGTTTCAGATGTTCGGAAAATGTTGTTTGAAAATGAAAATGTAGTTACTCAACAAACTGATCATGGGTTAAGCAATTTTAAGCAAGATTAGAATGCACATAGGCTAATATATCTCCTTCTTGTCGTGCACCTTCATAATCAGCCGTGATACTTCCTTGTTTAACTACCATCATTCTTGGGAAACTAGTTGTATTTGTACGTTTAAGCAACGCTTTAACGGCTTCATTTTCAGAATCACTGCAATCTATGGCTACCATTTTTTCAGGTGCTTTTTCAGCAGCCTTATCCCATTCAGGTTTTAAATTTTTGCAATGAATACAACTATTGGTATACAATAAAACAAGTACATTTTTAGTTTTTATATCCGTAAACAAGGCTTGCGGACTTGATTCAAACCCTTCATTAACAGATAGGGCAATGGCGGCGCACAAAAGTACGATTAATAACAAGATATACCAAGGAAGAGTTGTTTTAGACATATACTATATGTCTAAAATAATTTTAGATAGTATAAATATGGATTACACAAAAATTATTATAGTCATTCTTTTTTCCTTAATATCAAAATACATTTATTCTTCGTATAAAGACACCGAAGAATTGTTTGAATCCCAACAACACTACCAACTTGTTTCGGATTATTTTATTGGGGAAAAAATGAATCGCAAAAAACCCATTTTATGGATATTTAGTCCACCTGAAATAAATGCGCGAAATTGGGAATCTTTTTATTCTCGAAACACTGAAAAAATAAATCAACCTTATCTTCAGATCACCATGAAAAGCATTTACGATAAATGCAAAGAATCCTTCAATGTATGTTTAATCAATGACGATGCTTTTGATTCTTTGCTTAATTGGAATGTAAAAATAAATGATCTTGGAAATCCAGTCAAAGACCATTATAGACACCTTGGGTTATCCATGATTTTATATCATTATGGAGGATTTATAGTCCCACCTTCTTTTTTATGTGTGCACAATCTGTATGATTTGTATAAATCAAGTATTCAAGAAAAAGGTATTTTTGTACTAGAACAAGTAAATCACGGAATAACTCATGACCAAACTGCTTATTTTCCAAATATAAAAATGATGGGCTGCAAAAAAAACAACTTTTACATGAATGAAATGGTTCATTACCAAGAACAATTGTTTTTAGACAAAACGGCCCAATCTGATTTTATTGATAATGTGAGTTTGTGGTGCAATCGAAAGATTACCGTTGTCGATGGAAAATACATTGGAATTAAAAAAATATCAGGCGAACCTGTTACTGTGGATGAATTATTGGGTACAACACCCATCGATTTTCCTGCTCTACTCTACGGTATTTATATTCCCCAAGACGAAGTTCTTCTTCGAACAAAATACAATTGGTTCGCTAGAATGTCTACGCAACAAATATTAAACAGTACTCTTATGATCGCTCAATATAGTATTGCCTCTTATTAAAAATTGAATTCGTTGTAGGTTAAAATAAAGGTAACATGCAATTACCCGACGACATAATTCGCCTTATTCGAGAATTCAGTAAACCCTTAACAAGACCGGATTGGCGAACCTTATCCTTATTCCCTCAATCTACATTATACAACGACTTGTATGATGTATTGTACTTCAGTTATAAAAATAAACTCAAGCCCTTATACAAACTTGCATTTAATCATTTAAAACAAACAAAATGGGGGGAAATGTACATTTATATTCGAACATGGGGAATTGAAGAAGCGGCGAGTCATTTTAGAATATCTGTAAAAGACCTGTACAAAATAAAAGGTATGAAATATGCGCAAGAATATTATGTATGCCACTATTGTTTTTATGAACATTAACGTTAATCTTTTTTTTAAAAATAATACCTTATAATATGCAAAAAATGTGGGGAATTGCAGGACTTGGAATGTTGGGAATTGCAGGTATAATATATACAAAACATAATATAGAAGAATCTAGAAATGAACGACTTTATACATCAGAAGCAAATTCAGCAACACTAAATTCAACAACTGCTGCACCCCCACCAAATTCGACAACTGCTGCGCCCCCACCAAATTCAACAACTTCTGCAACTGCTGCAACATCTAATGGTCCAGTAAGGTCAATTGAAGATATACAACTTGCAATACCTGGACGAACTTTTAATCAACAATCATTGAATACATTAAGGGCAATGAGTGATGAAGATTTTGATCAAATAGTAGATTTTGTAGACATGCCAATTGATGATAAAAAAAGAGTAATATCTATACTATCTAAAGATGATCCCTATGATGTAACTGATGCCGATGATGATGACCTTATTGAGTACGGTATACATATGTACGCAAAATCTATTGATCCTAACCTAAATAATGAACCTAAAGGGTTTTTTTCGGGTTGGTTTGAAACCAAAAAACCTGCTCCCTCCGCACCTCCTGCAGAAGAAAATATAGACAACGAAGGTGTTGCAGATGATGAAAATGTTGCAGGTGCTGAAGGTGTTGCTGCTAGTGTTGCTAGTGCCATTGTTCCCAATGTATCTTCTTCTTGGGCGCAATGGTTTGGATTTAAAAGTTCAAGCGCGGCATCAAGTGAGCCAAGTTCTCCCCCAGGCGAACCAAGTGCTCCATCAGTTGCACCAAGTGCTCCATCAAGTGCTCCATCAAGTGCACCATCAAGTGCTCCATCAAGTGCACCATCAAGTGATCCATCAAGTGCTCCATCAAGTGCTCCATCAAGTGCTCCATCAAGTGCTCCATCAGGCGAACCCAGTGTTGCACCAAGTTTAACTTCTCGTTTTTTTAATTTCTTTAACCCAAAGAATGAAAATTCACTTATTGCATTAAGTCCATTGGGCGCATTAAATGCTGAATTAGACTTAGTTGAAGACGAATTAGATGAAATAGAATCTGGCGATCAACCTTCAGGACCGCCTTCAGAACCGCCTTCAGGACCAAAATTAGATCCTGTATTAGATCCTGTATTAGATCCTGTATTAGATCCAGTATTAGATCAAGAAATAGATCCTGTATTAGACCCTGCATTAGACCCTGCATTAGCGCCTTCAGATCCAAATTTAAGTCCAGTAAATGCTCCAAAGCAACCTAACGCTGGTTCATCTCCGCCTACTTCAGGAGGAACCCGAACTCGAAATAAAAAAAAAAATAAAACGAAGAAATTTGTAAAGACTATAGAATCCATAGTCAGAAATAACAACTGTCCGTTTGTATAACTTTAGTTTAAAGTCAACATTACCTGGGTATAATCTACTTTTCTATGTTCTATATCACTATAATCGCTATATTGGATTACCGTTAACGGTAATAAAACATACCATTTATCAAGTTTCTGAAGCCTTTTCCAATATATATCAATTGAAAACATGTTTTTTTGCATTGGGTTCTGTATTAATAATTCTAACCCTTTTTTAAAATTGGTCAATAAGACATCATAATATTCTTGTTTAACAATATATCCAGTCGTTGTTTGAATATTCATGACTTGTGCGCAAAAATTATTTACTTGAATAAAAGGAGGAGCATTATTTCCACCGAGTACAAGAACATCCCAGGAAATAGTGGATTCAGAAAATTTTTTTAAACTTTCACAAAAAATCTGCGGATTTATAAACGTAATGTCATCTTCGCAAATAAAAACATGCGGCCAACCACGAGATTTTGCCAATTCTATGCAACAGATGTGACTTATTGTACAACATATATTTCCAGCACTCGTATACACTGCTGGAAAACGTTCTGCATTTGAAACACCAATCTTTTGTAATTCTGCAATTACATGTTTCAACCGATCTGTTCTATGGTTAAGATTAATGTACAATACGTGGTTTAATAAATTTTGCATAGTTGGAATAAAAAGATCTATTTATATAAGTAATTTATTTTTTGTTTTAGTAATGTCCAGAGTAATCAACCTGTCTCTAAACGTTTGCGAACTAATTTCAGACGTTTCGAACAATGCAGTGTACGCATTTGTAATTTCGGTTAAAAACATTTGCCCATTAGGTTCTGTGCGATGTTCCCTATTTAATTTAAGACAATTGTTTATTTTAATACTTAATAAATAGTAATCTCGATACGACAACAATTCATTTTCAATCCTTTTCTGGATTCCAAGATACAATTCAATGCTGCTTATAATACCGCAAACAAGAGAGATCAAACAATTTATACTCGAGACAAGTTGTTGATTTAAATACACACTTAGTCCTACTGAAAAAATAGAGTTTAAACTCGACAAAATGATAATAGGTAACTTAAAATATTTTATGTATTCGTGCAAAATTAAATAATTTCCTTTGTGAATCGTAGACAAAATTCCTGAATTATATTCAATGTCTCTGAGCAACTCCTCTACGTCAGTGGACCATCCATGTTCAGTTTCTTCAGATAAATCTGATTTTTGTTCTCTCGAATCTAGATGCCGATTTATTTTTCGTTCCAATAAATTGGAAGGGCTAGATGTAGGCAATGCCGCCAATTCAATATCATTCGTTTCAATCTCTGCCATATAATATGTATTTATTTAAATAGATTTCTATTTATATAACTATGTTCACATGCTCCAAATGCACATTTTCATGTGCTAAAAAAGGAGATTGGAATCGACATATTGCCACAAAAAAACATATTAAAACGCAAGATACGGATGAATTAAGAAAAATATTGATTAAGCAGCAAGAACAAATCGACACGCAACAAAAACAAATCAATGAATTAATTCCTAAAATAGAAACGCACCGATTCAATCTTAATTTTTTTCTAAATGATCAATGTAAAGATGCTTTGAATTGGAGTGAATTTGTAGACACTTTAATCTTGGATAATCCCGATATTTCTAAATTAATCTGCGACGGAATTTACGATATCGGTATTTATAAACGACCCATTCATTGCATTGACATGAAACGCAAAAAAATATGTATTAAAAATAAAAATGTGTGGGAACATGATTTTAGTAAAGTACAAAATACATTAAATGAAACGACTGCATCTATGCAAGTATTATATTTAAAACAATGGGAAACCAGTCACCCCAATTGGTTTACAAATGAAAATGAAACGGATGCCTACACACGTGTAGTGAGTACATCCCATATGAATTTATGTGATTCATTAACTAAGGTCATCTGCATTCCTAAAGTAGAAAGTTAATTTAATAAATATTGTCGTATTTCATCATTACTATCCGATAATCTACAAACGGCTGTCCCATCTCTATAATATTTTCGAAGTATTTGAATGTAATTAATATTTGGAATTTTATATTCAGTTCCCCAATCTATGATTACTTCTACGTAATCTATATTTATATTATTTATTTTTGCATAATTATATGCATAGGTAGAAAGATATATTTCTTCGCATGCATAACGTACAACTATTTTATCTTTTAAGGTAGATAAATCTTCTACAAGTTCTTTTCCTACTTCATAGGGCCAAATTTGACCTGACCACTGACATCCTCTAAAATATTTAAATTTTCTATTTTGAATTAATTTATGAAATTCTACATCTTCATCACAACCTGTATACTGCCATCCACCCGACCCTACAGATGCTAGATATTTTACGCATTTTCCAATATTATTTATATCAATTTCTTCAATATGTAACAGTTTATTGTTAGGAGTTAGTTGATATTCATGTGAATTTAATGCTATTTTTTTATAAGTAGGTAAAATAAAATCTCTAAAAAAGGCAGATCCGGAAGATAGAGTCATTATATTTGTAGACGTTACATTGTCCAATGCAAATTTTAATGCTTGATTTACAGCCATAGAAAGTAAACGCGTATAAGTTTGTGTTTTTATCGTATCTCTTACTAACCATGCCCATTCAGGTAATAATGTTTCATCTACTTTAGTAGGATGATTATAGTGCGCTACCCAAATAAATTTACCTTTTACATATTTTTTAATATTCATGGCCATATAATAGACCATTTCAGGGCCCTGATGTATTAAACTTATAATAATCATATCATAATGTCCCTCGGGTACTGTATTTCGATATATATTGTTATTGGTTAGATATTCTATAGTCATATACTTATAAAATGGATACCTTTAGATTAAAATTGATAGTAAATTTATTCCAATAAACTAGTATATGGATTTTGTTGATTTGTTTTGCGGAATTGGCGGGTTTCATCAAGCCCTTCAAAACATAGGAAAATGTGTTTTTGCATGCGATTTAGATAAACATTGTAGAGATACTTACGCAAAAAATTATGGCTTAGTTCCTGAAGGCGATATAACCAAAGTAGACATTACAAAAATTCCGGCCTTTGATTTATTGTGTGCTGGATTTCCATGTCAACCTTTTAGCAAGGCTGGATTTCAAAAAGGATTTGAAGATGATCGCGGGAACCTCTTCTTTACAATGTGTAAGATTATTCAATACCACAAACCTAAGTATTTATTGATGGAAAATGTTAGGAATTTGGCATCGCATGACAAAGGTAATACATGGTCCATCATGCATAAAAAGATTCAAGAATTAGGGTACACTACCTATTCATTCCCTGTCATTTTAAACGTGTTGCATTTTAACATTCCTCAAAACAGAGAACGTGTTATTATCATGTGCAAACGAAATGATGTCGGTGAACTACCTTTACTGCCTTCTATACCTAAAAATCCTAAGTTGAAACTGACTCGCCATCTAAAAGAGTTTTTAAATCCACCCCAAAATGGTATTACTGGAAAAATGAAAGATGTAGAATTAATCTGGGACTCATTTATAAAAATAATTAGTTCTCGCCAAATAAACATGCCTAAATTTCCCATTTGGACGGATTGGTGGGACAACGAGTGCGACCCCAAGTTTTACGTCAAATATAAATCTTGGATTGATAAAAATAGAAAATTTTACATGGATCATAAACTACATTTGGAAGCATGGTTGACAACATCAAGAAAAAACAAAAATTGGTTGGGTGCAGTTCGAAAATTTGAATGGCAAGCCGGTGATGTAACCCCCGAAGATGGAATGAATACTGTGTTGTGGACGGCTCGCGGATCAGGTATTCGCGTAAAACGATGTGATTACATTCCCACTTTAGTAGCCATGTCTATGATTCCCGTGTATGGTCCTGAAAGTCGTAAATTAACAGCAAGAGAATTATTGAGATTACAATCCTTCCACGATTCATTTCAATATGATGAAAAAAAAATATATAAACAAGTTGGGAATGCAGTCAATAGCACCATGATAGAACGATGCGCGCGTTATTTGTTATTTAATGAGCCCTTGTTTTAAGAACATGCTTTTAATATATTAAAAGGAAGTTTTTTATTAGGAGGAGGCAATTCAATGTATAATTGTTGGCGAATGCAATACTTTAGCATACTATATAATTGTTGTTGACTAATTAGCGTATTTGTTTTATTATTGTTGGTTAGTTTAATGTAGAATTTACAAAATTTTTTATCGATTAAATAAATACCGGATGGAATAGAATCATTGTAAGTAATTTTCAACCCGGATATTTGTTTATTAGGATTTGTTTTCCACCATTGTCCAGATTTTAAATTTAACACCATAATGTGGTCTTCAAAAGTAGATTTTACAACTTTTACTTTTTTAGCCTTGTCGTTTTTAGACCAATTTAAGGCAAGTGTTGATTTACCGTTTATTTTTTTTTGAGATAATTTTATTCCTGCTATTTTCATGTCGCTTTCATTTTTGTGAAATTCTTCATACTCTGGAATTTTTTCTTTAAAATAAGAGCAAATCGCCATATCTATAAGCATTCCACCTGTTAATCCAGCACCATCTCCACTACAGGCGGATTGTATACTTGAACAATAATTTATTAAATCCTGCAAGGCTTCTTTATCCAAACGGTCATTTATACATTGTTTAACGCGTTTAAGTTCACAAAGAGAAGAATACCTTCTCCAAAATTGGGCTATTTTTGTTGCGTCCATTTATAGTAAGTGGACTGAATATAAATAATTCAATTTTTATAAAATATTAATGTCAATTGAAGAACGTTACAAAAAAATCATAATTTATATACTTCCATGTAGATCATGTAGATGATGTAGACCGAGCATTTATAGTAAATGCGTTAAATTATATGGAATCCTGCTATTTCTTAAGCGAATGCAAGAGAGAGCAAAACCAAAAACGAACACGAACACGAACACGAAAACAAAGACAAAGTAAAAGACACACACACAAAGCGTTATTTATACAAAATGCAAGATCTTGATTTTTAATTTTTGATTTTTTTATTTCTGATTAAAATATATATGGCGGCTCCTTTAATTTCTGGTCAAGAATTATTTAGCAAAATGAATGCGTTATTGAACGACCCTAATTATGTACTTCCTGATGATCTATCTGAATCAGATAGAAATTGGATAAGAACCGGTATTAGTATGTTATCAGAGGATCCTCCACCTAACCCTGCTATTTCATTTGCAAATGCTAGAAGTAGAACATATAGAGCCCCTCATGGCGGACGTAAATCGCGTAATAAAAAACGTAAAAGTAAAAGACAAACGCGAAACCAAAGACAAAGTAAAAAACAAAAACACTAAACACGTTACCCAAAATTCAAAATCTTGATGTTTGATTAATATATGTCTGCTATTTCATATGAAAACGCAAAAGAACATATCAATTTAAAAAAATGATAGAATCCATCCTACCCGGAGTTCATCCATCATCTATTGTCGTCCTCCTATCCGATAGAATCCATCCTACCCGGAGTTCATCCATCATCTATTGTCCTCCTATCCGATAGAATCCATCCTACCCGGATGTCATCCATCATCTATTGTCCTATCCGATAGAATTCATCCTACACGGATTTCATCCATCATCTATTGTCGTCCTCCTATCCGATAGAATTCATCCTACACGGATTTCATCCATCATCTATCGTCGTCCTCCTATCAGATAGAATCCATCCTACACGGATTTCATCCATCATCTTACTGTCTCGCCAACAAATATTAATTGGCAAAATGATTTCAATTTTTTTTAGATTTTCAGCCAATAAAGCCCTCTGACGTAAATTAATCAAAAAAATAGACAACACAAAGGAGAACGCATTCCATTCATTAGGCTATAGTACATTTAGCGCTCGATTCCATAGAAAGTTTTTTGTTGACTTCCTTGCATATTTTATAAATTTTTACGTACGTTTCGTAATTCTCATCGAAATTGTTCATGTCCGCCACGAACAAGGGAAATGAACCATAGTTTTTGTCAATGAACGATGCCCAAGAGTTGTACCAGGAAATAATAGAAATGATATAGTAAGGACTTTCCATATTTAAGTTCCTTAAACTGTAAACGTGAATGAACTGATTGCGGAATTCACGATTCATTTTTTTAATCTACTACCTCTGGATATTTTAGTTCAATTATTATTTAGATTTAAATAGAATGTAACAATGGCTATATGCCCTATTATGCTACCTATACGGGTCATATTCAAAGCGGCGTTTTTACAACCTGGGATGATTGTAAAAAAGAAATTCACAAAAAACCCAAGTACAAGAAGTTTGCAACACAACAAGAAGCCGAAAATTTTAATAAGTACGGTCCCTTTTCCGCTGAAAATGAAACCTTTGACGTTGTAGTGTACACTGATGGTGCTTGTCAAAAAAATGGATCTAAACAGGCTCTTGCTGGAATCGGTGTTTACTTTGGAGAAAACAATCCTAGAAATATAAGTCGAAAACTGGAAGGAACCGTAACCAATAACATTGCTGAATTGTCCGCCGTTATTGCGGCTCTTAAAGCATTGGCGCCTGAATACGGTAAAAAAATAGGTATTTATACGGATTCTACCTATGTATTGTTGTGCACAAGTTCTTATGGAGATAAGTGCAAGAAAAAAGGTTGGGATCCTGAAATACCTAATATGGAGTTGGTGAAGGAAGCCTACACTTTGGTAAAGGCTAATTCAATAACCATGGTTCATGTTACTGCGCATACCTTAAAATGTGATGTGCATTCGAATGGAAATCGTGAAGCCGATAAACTTGCCACAGATTCGTTAAAATGATATAAACAAAACACATAGTAAAAGTATGTCGACTAACATTGATAGAATTTTTTATATTAATTTGGAGGATCGTCCTAACCGAAAAATATTCATGGAAGAACAATTACAATTATTAGATATACCTTTTGAACGATTTCCTGCTATAAATAGTCGAAAAAATGGAGTGGGGTGCACGCGTTCTCACTTAGAAATTTATAAATTGGCTAAAGATCGCGGTTATAAAACTATTCTTATTTTAGAAGATGATTTTCAATTTGATATTTCAAAAATAGAATTTGAATCTAATCTTACACAATTGTTTGAACATGGCCCCGCTTTTGATGTTTGTTTTATTTCAAATACAAGTGTAGAACGCGAAGAACCTATTTCGGATTTTCCATTTGTTAATCGCGTATTAGATGTATATGGAGCAGAAGGATATATAGTAAATTGTCATTATTTAACTACATTAATTGAATTATATGAAGTCGCAGTCTTCAAATTAGAACAAACAGGTATGCATTGGCTTTATATAAGCGATCGAGCATGGTTACCTTTGTTAGCCAAAGATCAATGGATCAGGTTTACAACTCGAATGGGACATCAAAACAATGAATTTCCATCGGATAATACATAGACTTAAAGATAAATAGACGTCTACATTATGAAACGTGACGAATTTATAGAATTACAAAAATCAAATTTATCGGTCCTTATTGTTTTTTTTACAGCATCTTGGTGCAAACCCTGTCAAACCATTAAACCTTATGTAAACACCAAATTAACTAAAACAGACTACACCTATCTATATTTAGATGTAGATGAAAATCCTGAAATATACAGTAGTTTTAGGGCTAAGAAACAAGTAAGGGGTATTCCAGTGCTTCTTGCTTTTAAGGCGGAAAATGTGTCTTTTATACCGAATGCTTCTGTTAGTGGAACCAATTTACTTGAAATCGATGCTTTTTTTAAATCGTTGGATACATTTAACTTGCATCCAACACATTAATCAAATCATTTAAATTGAGTTTGAATGTTTTTAAATCATTGAATCTGCGAACCGACTCGATTGAATTGTCTAATTTGTCGACACCGATAACTCCTTGGGCCAATAAGCCAAGTTGACTATTCGTAGCCCATGTTTCCAATTCAAGTATAATATCTTCATAGGATGATCTATATTTTAGTTTATTTAACATGTCAGTTAATTCACTGTTCGTTGATTTTACATTGGTCAATGTATCTATGGGGGTTTTGCCTGAAGTGAAGGATTCTATTTTAGGTTTAGCATATTTTGTCCAAAGAATACAAAAAGCAATGAAGGCAAGTATACCCAAGAGTACATTGATCATAGGTATTATTTAGATTATATATTAAACATGTTTTTGTATTTATAGTAATGTTTGTTTACTTACTACAATACAAAAACAATACTTATGTAGGAGCAACCGTAGATGTAAATCGCCGATTAAGGCAACATAATTGTGAAATTAAAGGCGGTGCTAAAGCCACAAAACGAATTGTGCTTAAAGGTGGAAAATGGGAACGTGTTTGCTATGTATCTGGATTTCCAACATGGCAAGCCGCTTTACAATTTGAATGGAAATGGAAACAAATTGCGCGAAAATTGCCGAAATACCCTAGAATATCTTCTTTGCAGAAAAAATTAGAAGCCTTAACTATTTTAATGGCTTCAGAGAAATCTACGTCCAACTCCATTCCATTTTCAGAATGGCCTACTCTTCCTAAAATTCACGAAGAGTAATGAAAATATAATACAATCATGATATATGCACAAATTTAAACAAAAACCCATAAAGCAATTGTTTGAAGTGGAAGAAGTACCCGATTTCAACATTTCAGAATTTATGAATTCTTTTGTACATCCTTCTCAAACCCCTGTTTATAAAACAAAAAATCTAGTAACGCCTTCTGTACATGATAAAGTAGAAAAGGAACTTCTTTTATTTAGTGTTAAGAAACTAAAGTATATTACTATAGAAGAAATTACAGCCTTGTGTACGTTAACTACTATGGCCTTGAATGACTCTGAATTTACTTCACCCACACGAATGATTTTTTACAAAAAAATTAAGGATTTATTACAGTCTTACAAGGACGTGATTGCCAAAGAACGGGCTACCCAAACGTGCGATTCGATGAAAGAATTTAGATTGTTATCGCATCAATTGATTGTAAAAGAGTACATGAATGTGTATACTCCTTATCGTGGTCTACTGTTGTATCATGGTTTAGGATCAGGGAAGACATGTTCTTCTATTGCCATTGCTGAAGGTATGAAACATTATAAAAATATAGTGGTCATGTGTCCTGCCTCTTTGGAAACCAATTACATTGAAGAATTAAAAAAATGTGGAGATTCTATTTATAACGTAAATCAACATTGGGAATGGGTTGCGAACACAAATGAAGCCTATGAAAAAGCAACACAGCGCATGTGTGTTCATTTAAAAAATGGAGTATGGGTTAATTCAGAGGATGAACCTAATTATGATGATTTTCCAATGGATGAACAGGAATCCATTCAAAATCAATTGAAACTTATGATTTTAACTAAATATAGTTTTATACACTACAATGGATTATCCAAAAATGCCAGAGTATGGAAGAATTTAGTAAGGCAAGCCGAAATGTACGGCAATCCTTTTAACAACAAGGTAATTATTGTAGATGAAGCGCATAATTTAATATCTCGCATTGTCAATGTAATTGAAGTTAAATCTAAAGCAGAGTCTATATCGATGATGCTTTATAATTGGCTTAAAACGGCTGTAAATTGCCGCATCATATTTTTAACAGGTACCCCTATTATTAACTATGCGCATGAAATCGCCATTTTATACAATATGTTGCGCGGCACTACTGAAGTGTTTGAATTTACAGTAACTGAACTTTCTAAATCTGCACAAGAAAAAATAAACAAATTAACCAATGTAGATTACGTGCATTTAAATCCGCCTAAATTATTTCTCACACGAAGTCCACACGGGTTCTCGTTAAATGATAATGCAAGCATGTCTTTGGTATCTACAGAAGAGTATTCTAAATCTACCGATAAAGCCTTTATAGAATCGATTACCTCCTCTATTGAATGTACATTTGTTAAAAAACATGCCTATGATGCTCTTCCTGCTAATAAAGAAGAATTCGATAACCAATTTATAGATCCGCAACAAAATACAATTGTTAATTTTGAACAATTTCAACGCAGAATTACGGGATTAACGTCTTACTTTCCCGACATGTACAGTTTAATGCCTGAGTTACTACCTCCTATTGTAGAATTTCTACCTATGAATAAATATCAATATGACATTTATGAAACTACACGTATAAAGGAGAGAATGTCTGAAAAAGGTAAACCTAAGTTAAATTTAGACGACAGTACAAGCAGCAGCACATACAGAATTTATTCTAGATTATCCTGTAATTTTGTATTTCCCAATGATATTGCGCGCCCTTCTATATCGACCAAAAAACAAATCGCCAACTTTGATTTAGCGGAGGATGAAGAAAAAGAAGAAGAAAAAGAAGATGTGGGGACTTCTATCATAGAGTGTTACAAACAATTGTATACATTTTTTTCTAAAAATCGCGCTGATTTGGAAACGTATAGTCCCAAATTTCATTCTATATGCCAAAAAATAATGAAAATGCCCAAACAATTACATTTAGTGTACAGCCAATTTATAACTATGGAGGGTCTGCGTATTTTTTCTATTGTACTGAGTGCCATTTATGGTTATGTTGAATTTGACCTTACCAAAGTCAACGATAAATGGGTTATTCGCAACGAAATTAAAAAATCTCCCAAGTTCGTTCTTTATATTGGTTCAGTGGATAGTGACAAACGCGAAATCATAAGAAATATTTTTAATAAAAATATGGACGCCATTCCGTTAGAATTACGCGAATATGTTGCTGAAATGACCCCCATCACTGTTTTCATGATTACAGCGGCTGGAGCCGAAGGTATTTCACTGAAGCGTGTACAAAATGTGCACATTATGGAACCTTACTGGAACCCTGTTCGAATAAACCAAGTTATTGGACGCGCAAGACGTATTTGCAGTCATTCCGACATGCCTAAAAAAGAACAACATGTAAACGTATTTCAATACATTATGCTGCTTCCTAAGGAAATTAGTGAGGGTACAAAATCGGATACGTCTAAACGCGACAAGCGACCTATTACAACGGACGAATTTTTAATGGAAATTTCATCTTCTAAAACACAACTCATCACTCAATTTCAAAATTATATTCAAAAATCATCCATTGATTGTTTCTTACACGAAAGCAATTGTTTTTCTATTAATACGACTAACCCGAACGATGTTACCTATCACCCCGACATTAAAATAGACAATTTAACAGGACAAATTAGTAAAATTCCAGCATCCCTTACGGTTACGCATGGTGCCAAAAAATACGATATTGTATTTGATAAGATGAACAAAGAAGGCGAATATGTTCCCTGCAGTACAAATGGAGTTCAATTTGGATACTTGATTGAATCTACTCCTCCTAAATTTGCAGATTTAGATAAAAAAATAATTGCGCTAAATAGAACAGAATTAGGTAATTATTTAAGTCAAAAATTCCCTTAGTGTTTTCTAGATTGTTCTTATTACGTTTTTGTCTTTTTGACCTAATTATGTGGTTAACATTTTCATATGAAATTCCTGATAAAGTGTAGACTTTTATGTAAAAACATAAAATATGTACTCAATGTATGGCTGCGGCTAACCCTTTTCCAATCGTTAAATTAAAGGATTATTATCCTTCTGGAGGAAAGATTTATGTTGTTCGATATAAACCTACATTATCTAGAGACCAAATTAACTCAGAATTTCCTATTTTAATGAATTCAGAAATAAAAGTACTGCCTCCTTCACCTATTTTAGTTGATAAAAATGAGGTTGTTTTTACATGGGTTATAGGCAAAAATACAAGAGGAGAATATGTATTGTATTGTAGGCGATCTTTGGATACATTAGAATTGTTTAGCAAACACATATCTATTGTATTTGAAGTTCAATGCGATACTGCATCTCCAAAATATAAAGAAAATTGTATTACTGAGGTAATTTATGCGGGAGAAATTATAATTTCATATCCACCTCCAGGATCAAATGAGTATACCCCACATGTAGGTACATTTAATGTATTATCAGGAACATTTATGTCTGAAAAAACATTAACACAAGAAGATATACAATTCCTATCAGGTCTTATAACTGAATTATCTGGAATTACAATGATGTATTCAGATATACATGAACCCACCTTAATTACTAGTACTCCTACTATGAAACAATTATACGATACGAAATTAGTGAATATATATGCATTTGATAATGCTGAAGAGGCAAATACGTTCTTGCATTTTGATATTGAATGCAAAAAAATGTATGCCCGATTTGAGATGAATAAACGATCAGCAGAACGATTTGGCGGCGACATTCCTAAATTACAACGTGAATTAGATGAATTTATTCACAAATTTGATCACATACAACCTATTACAATGGGTGGTAAATCTCGTAAAAAAAGGTCTAAACGTTCTCGATCTCGTAAATTTAACGGTAGAAAATCCAGATGAATTTGGCTACATTACATGCCGCCAAAAATAGTAACCCCGCCATACAAATAATTCGCGAATATTTATCATCCACTGGAATGCTATCTCCAATATAGTCAATTACATCCGCTACATCCTCTACTGAATTTGTAGTTAATGTAAGCACTTTGGAATCCGTATCTAGCCAATTTTCGTGCAATTCATTGCATTGTTCCAAATATTCCAAAGTAATACTTTCTCCCTTTCGCGCTCGTTTGTTGCATCGTTCAAAACACACCTCCGTTTCTGTTTTCATGTAAATGTATCCTGTGATGGGGATATCCTTTAGAAATTCGTCAAACCACTTTTTGTAAATCTGGTAATTTTCTTGGGAGATAGATCCATTGGAATAAAGCATTTTTGCGAATACATTGTAGTCGGCAAGCAATGACCTTTCAGAAATAAGGATACAATTGGGGTAGTCGCGCATTGCCTTTTTGAGATAGGAAAGCCTAGAAATGTAGGCCATCATTTGAAATGAAAATGCATATTTGGTTTGATCCGCATAAAATAACTGGATCATGTTTTGATTGTCCGCAGAAACAATCGATTCCCATTCTTCAACTGGTTCCGGAATGTAAACAATAGGAATTCCATTGAGATGTTTAAACTCTCGTTTCAAAATATCAATAAAGGTAGATTTGCCCGAACCAATGCATCCTTCAATCGTAAACAAGTACATAATTACCTATATAATTTATATTTAAATCTTTCAATTTATTTTATAAAATTGAATTTAAGTCACCTTATACATCTATTTAAATGGGAATGGCAGCAAGAAGAATTACGTCTTTACTTACTACATTTAATGAACATTTAAATGGGAAATCAATACAGGATTATTTTGACATACGCAAACTTACTTTTACTTTAACTCGCGAGGATCCTCTTTTATTTTCATTTCAGTGTAAACAATGTGAATCGTATGATCTTTCGCAACTAGAACTGCCCACGGATGTTCAAAACTACATTCATTCCTATTTGTTTAAAGATATATGCGTTGAATACACAATTACGTATGGACCGGATTATCCTTTCAAACCGCCCGTGTGGACATTAAAAAATGAAAATGCTTCTTATTTAAAAATAACTCATATTCACAATTCAGACAATATCCATGATTGGAGTCCTGCAATTACTATTGAAAAAGATATGCTTGCTATGATTGTTAAATTAACAGGATTGTTAACTTAAAAAAAGGTATTTTTGAATACTAGTTTAAGGCCATTTAATTCTAACAAAGTGTTATTTATCGCCGTGTTGAAATGCAGGTGATTGCCAAATCGATTTGTCGTCAATAACATTTAGCCATTCAATAAGTGTATCTTTGTCTGGAGTAGTTAATGTGGTCTCGAAATAGGTGGCGTGTTCAGAAACACCCCCTTGTGTTACTGATACTGTATGCGGAAATGAAGAATTAAAGTCTTCAACTTCATGTTTAAACCGAGTATGTTCTGCGCTATTTAACACATTTAGCGGAAGTTCTTGGTTTCGATCATCGTCATATTTTCCTATATAAAAACGAACAGTAACCTTCATTTGTCTTTTTGTTTTATATTTACCTAAAGTAGATTTCAATTTTTTAAATGACAATATTACACTTGGTCAATCAGTGTACACTTATACCTTATATAATAGCCCTTCCACATAGGCTTTATCGTAAAGGGCAAGTTGTGTAGTTCTGTCCCAACAACTGTAGGTTATTAAAACGCGATTTTCTTCGACTATTAAACCTAAACAATACTCAATGGGCTCGCCTTTAAATGTAAAGGGTGCTGAATACCTTAACAAATTCATTGAAGCGTCAAATACAGCCATAAAATGATAATAATGTCTAGGTTCTTCATAAGAAACCATGTGCAATACAAACCATAATTCATTACCAAATTTGAAGCCACATGTTGACCCTCTTGCATGAGAAAATAAACGGGGCATTTTTATTTCTTTTACTACATGTATAGTATTCTCCTTTAATTCACATAGTTGAAGTGGATTCCATTTATAAATAATATGGGGGGCCTCCTTGTAATCTACAAATACCCAATTTTTTTCACACTGACTGTTGTTGAATGTTTGCTTTAATTCGCGCACATCAGTAAGTTCTGTTGCATCATATTTTCCATGTACAATTCCAATTGTATTGTTGGCGTGATACCCCGTTCCAATATACATCAACTCGTTGTTCATTTTAAATAAACGAACGTCTTCAACCCCGATGTATTTTCGGTCTGTAAACTTTACCTTTAACAGATTTTCATATAAAATTTTAAATTGATCGTCTAGAATAACAAATTTGTTGGTAGTTACAATGTATCTATCACAATTGTGATATCTACCTTGATTATCAATTGTATAATTGACCAACCGAATATTAAGAATATACGTATTGTCCTCTTTTATAATACAGGCTGAAGAAGAGGTCATTTTTATATTTTCATGCATAGTTATGTTCGTTTCACATGAAAAATCAATTACGTTTTGTGGAATTAACTTTTGTTTATAAAACTTCATGTTGGAAAATAAATTTCGTGTAAGATTTGTATCAGTACATACATTTAAGATTTTTACAACTTCGTCATTAATATTTCGACGACCATCATACATGGCTAAAATAGTATATTCATAATATAATTTAAAGGTGTATACATCATTGTGTAAAAACAAATATTGGTCTCGGTCTATTTTTTTATCCAAAACAGTTTTGCAGATGTTGTAAAATTCAATGCCTATTTTTTTCTTACCTGCGATTCGATAATGAGAAACAATTTCATACAAATTCTCCAGTCTATCCGGAAAAAAATCATACCCCTCTAACCAATATTGGAGCGCATCTCCAAATTTACCAAGATGTTTGTAACACAACCCTATTTTATAGTAACTGTACCATACCTCTTGGTTCCAACCACCAAATTTAATTCGTTGTTTATACAATTCAATCGCCTTTTCTTTTTGACCTAGATCAGAATAGGTATTGGCTAAATAAAAATAATATCGCGCATTCGTGGGTTCATCCTCTATTCCTTTCGTTAACAATTCAACATCTCGTTCAAATTTTGTAGTTTTACTTCCGCCATCACCAATGTCTTTAATAAATAATTTGTCTTTCTCAAAATCTATATTTATATTGCCTGATGGAGTGTTCAAATATTCATGGGTTACCCCCAAATAAGTGTATTTACCATTATTTTCTATAATTCTCATGTTTTTATAGTAAAAATGTTCATTTCCCTGTAAAATATAAAAGGAATTGCCGCACAATAACATATTTTTATTGAACTTTTGAATATCTAAAACCATATCTGCATCCATAAGTAATAAATAATCCGCCATGCCTTCGCTTGCCTTTAATGCAAAATTTCGATTGTACGAAAAGTTTTTAAAAGGCTCACTTACAATTTTACCTACTTTATTGTGTTTTTTTAAAAAAGCATATATAATTTCAACCGTATTGTCAGTAGATCCCGTATCACAAATGCAAAAACTGTCTACAATAGGCAGCACAGATTCAAATAAACGTTCGATAATTTTACTTTCATTTTTTACAATCATAGTCAAACATAAGGTAGGCATGAGTATATTAAGAGTTCGTTTTTAATATAAATTGAATTAAAATATAAATAAAATATACATTCAAAAAATGCAAATGGTAAAACAGTTTGGGTCTGAGTGGAAGTTGATTGAGTTTAATTTAGATACAAATAATCATTGTGTGGTAGGGTTATTTGACACTTTTGAAAATGCATGTCATTTTTCATCCAATCCTGAATATGAAATTATTTATTCATTCCTCTATAAAAATTATAAATGTGTTATTACACAACTTGAAAATAAATATATAGGCGGTATTTATGTTCACAACAAATTAATTTACATAGATCCCAATAAATCAACGGATATCATGGGACCAAGAATAATGTGGAGAACTAAAAAGGAAATTATTTTGCAAATTCATCAATTTATAGATACAATACATCCCTCTACGTATTGCATGTTCTAGTTCTTTCTTGTTTTTTTTGCCCTGAATAGTTTTAATGCAGTCATTGCGTTTTTCATTTTATACAAATTCATGATAAAAGGGCGATGTTTTTTTTTAATTAACGGATTACGCAACATAATACCATATAAAATCATTCCAAATGCGCATAGGTCAAGTGAGTTTTTAACATGTTCAAATATTTCTTCCATACTGTATTCATCAAATAATTTACTATAGTAGATGATCATATTTTCTGAATATTGGCTCGTTGTAAATGTGTCATATCCTCCCGTTTCCTGGTAATATTTTACTAGAGCAATCTTGAACGAAGGATACCATGCGGTACCGTACAATACCTTAAAATAAAAAGGGGATAATCCCAAGTATCTATTTTTCTTTAAAAAAGATAAATCAAGTTCTCTGCAATTCTCCCAATCGATTAATTCGTATTTAGATTCGCATTTCATGATGTTGTCTAATTTAATATCACCATGAGCCAATTCATGTTGTTGAATTTCAATTAATATTTTTAAAATGTCCTCTACAAAATGAACAAATTGAGTTTCGGTAAATGCATTTACCTTTTTTTCACTCATGACTTCTTTGCATTTTCGGTTAATTACAAAACATCGAGTAGTTGAACCGTCATACAGGATCCCCTTTTCTTTCATTTCAATTTCAAACCCAAACAATATTGTTTTTTTGTAAGGCATTCCAATAATTTTGTGTTTTTTAACAACTGGCAAAATAGACCTAAACCCATGTAGTTCTCGTATCATGTATGATTTTTTTGTGTGACCCATGGCTCTTTGCGCTACATTGGGCATCATAAATTCTTTAATTACATATTCTTGGTGTTTATCATACCTTACCAATTCATCCAATAATTCAGGACCCATTGTGGTTTCGACAATATTATCATCCTGTAATACATACAAGTTTATTTTTTTTACATCCGTAAGTTTTGTATGTTGCAAGGAATCGATGTCATACGTTTTTGTTCCATAATCCATAACTTTTCCTTTCATGCCCACGCCATAAACAGAACCTGCTTCCATACTCTATACTGTTATTTTAAAATTGAAACTTGAGGTTACAAAATAAATAACTACAAATGGCAGGTCCAATATTTATTTTTTATTCAAAATCTAGTGATTGTCCTCTTCCTTTTCCTGCATCGGCCATGAGAGATCTTTCTAACTTTAGTGATTTTGATGTTGAGTATGAAGGGAATGTATATTCTACAGTAGAACATGCTTATCAAGCCTTGAAATATTCTTGTACAACTCATCCCGAATTAGTTCTCCTTATTCGTGATGAATTTTCAACTAAAACAGCAATCCAAGCCAAATCATCTGGAAGTAAAAAAGAAATGAAAAAACGAGGAGTTACATTAGATTTACTCCGTTGGAATGAGTGTAGTCTGAGAATCATGACCTCGCTAGTTGCATCTAAAATAAAGCGACATGTTGAACTACAACACATTTTAACTAAAGCCAAAGAATATAAACTTTATCTAGTTCATTTTTCAAGAATGGACATGTATTGGGGAGCGCATACAAATTCTGAAAAAACAATTATAACTAAAGGTGCCAATCATTTGGGGGAAATATACATGTCTTTTTATAAAGAATTGTAGACTTTATTTTTTATTGGGCTTTAATTAAATCATTGACTAAAAACAAAAGTTCAATGTTGTCTTCATGGATGGTATTAAAAATAGTAATGTATTTACAAAGTACTTTAATCATTTTATATTTCGTTTCATCTTGCAACTTTGAACATTTCAAATAAATAAAATAAAAATCTAAAATATCAATGACAGAATAACCTTCCTTTTGTATAGAGGTAATGGTTATAATGGCGTTAATTTTATCTTCATCCAGTATGTATTGGGTAAATGAATCAAAAGATTGTTGATTGATATCCGTACAAAGATCATACACGTTGGAACGTACAATAGGAATATTCAACAATTTAAATTTTTCTAAATAATTTAACATGATACGCAAAGATTGTTTGGTTATGGATAATATAATTTGTATAGCCTCTTCGTCAATACAAATGTGTTCTTGTTGAATTACTTTTCTTAATACAATACTTAAATATTCATTTGTAATTGGAGAGAGATTAATAATACTTAATCTTGAATGAATATTGTCTATTATTTTTTGCGAATTGTTACAGGTTGCAATGTAAAGAACATTGTTGCTATATTTATCAATGTAATTTAAAAAAATTTGTTGATTTTGATTGTTAATAATGTCGAGATCATCTAATATAATTATCTTCTTTTTGTTAGGTATTGTGCATTTAGTTTGACAAAAACATTTTACATCGGATCTGTAGTATTGAATTCCTTGTTCTCTCAAACTATTAATAATTAAAATATTATCATTAATTTTGGAAGACGAAATACCGTTGTAATATTCATTCACTATTATAGTACTCAAAATGGTTTTTCCCGTACTGTGTCCTCCTACAAAGAGGACATTTAACATATCCGATTGGATTAATTCGCGCAACATTTGTTGTGTCATATCCTGCATGTTAAACTCAGATAAATGGGTAGGCATATATTTGTACACAAACGGAATCATTTCTTTTATACAATTACATTATTTATATGCGTTAAACATATAGATTTATTAATTAGTATATACTATGGAAAGTATATTCAATTCTATCTTAAATCGTGATCACTTAAAAAATCAAGTGGTTGATTTTTTAAAAAATTTTGATACGAATAAAAACAATGTTCTTTTGAAACGATGCATTTACATATATGGGCCGTCCGGTTCCGGAAAAACAAAATTTATATCGGACATATTAAAAGAAATGGCGTATGACATTATTAATTACGATGCTAGTGATTCGCGCACAAAAGATATCATCGACAATATAAGTACCTACAATACATCGGATACCAATGTGGTTAGTTTATTTTCTAAAAAAAAAACAAAATTGGCCATTGTCATGGATGACATTGAATGCATGAACAATGGCGACAAAGGCGGTATTAATACCTTAATCAAAATTATTCGCCCCAAAAAAACAAAGCGACAAAAATTAGAAGGTACCACGCACATTCCTATTATTTGTATTGGGAATAACTACGTGGATAAAAAAGTAAAGGAACTCATTAAATGTTGCTTAGTTGTTGAAATTAAACCGCCCACTACGCAGCAAATTAATCTTATTTTATCGCAATTACTACTTGTTAAACCCGAATACAGCAAATACATAGATCACGATTTAAAAAAATTAATACAACTCCATACCATTATTCAAACCAACAAAATAAGCACCAAGTTTTTACCCTATTTGTTTGAATCTAAACCCATGAATGAGGACTCCAAACAAATTACAAAACGAATCATGAACTCTAAAATGCCCTTACAGTACCATTCAAGTATGAATGATGCCGACCGAACCATTGTTGGATTGTTGTGGCATGAAAACATTGTAGATTTATTTGGAAAATTAAATATAAATGCATCCATACCTTTGTATATTGAAATATTAGAGTTGATTTGTTTTTCAGATTACATTGATCGTATTACATTTCAAAAACAAATTTGGATGTTCAATGAAATGAGTTCGATCATAAAAACCTTCTACACTAATTTTTTGTTTCATAAAAAAAATGGAAGTTGTAAAATTGCAGATATTCGATTTACCAAAGTACTTACCAAATATTCAACCGAGTACAATAATATTGGATTCATTCAACGCATATGCCAAGAATTAAACATGGACAAAAAAGATATGTTTACTTATATGCAACAATTAAAAAAAATAGATAATCTATCTGCCGTAATGCAACACATTGATCATACCGACATTACCGTACTTGATATACAGCGTATATTTAGATATATGGATAAAAATATTACCGATGTTTCTTAACACATTTACGTCTTGATTTACGTCTTGATTTTCCCCCTATTCCTTTTACATTTTCAAATTTTACAGACCTTCTTTTATGTATATCGCGTGGAGCGTCCAATTCAATTACAAATCTATCCGGTGTTGTAGACACAATAACACCCTGGGAATTGTTCATAGATGTATCCGTTAATCCGTGTAAAATTACCTTATCTACTAATTTTACATTTTCTCTATTTATAAGTTGAGTCGATTTAGGAAATGTAACTCTATATTGAGTTGGTGTTATATCCACTATTTTTCCTATAGATCCGTTAAGAGAATTAAGGTCATTAAGACCATGAATAGTGATTAAGGATTGAATCGGTAAAAAAAGTAGAAGAGAATAAGTATCATATAATTGCATTTGTGCTTTTAATTGCGCATAAGAAGTTAGCATTTTACCCTTCTCCAAATGTACGGCCCACATGATTAATTCGAATGATTTAGATACAAATCCAGACAAAAATACAAAATCATGATCTGTAATACTAACATTACACTTGTTAATTTCTTTATCTTTATCTACCACGGGAGGGCAATTTTTTTTTAAAAACGTAATTATATTTTTAAACATTTCATTAATGTTACCTGTATCTGTATACTTCTTTAAATTTCTATTGTATCCTTTGTGCTCATTTATAAGTATAGTTATATCTTTAATTTCAGGAAATTTTTTTAACCTATCATATAGGTAATCAAACGAATGATGAATATAGGTTATCCACCATTCTCGGTATACATCAAATCCATTTCTAAATCCATAAGTTTCATACCAAGTATATCCTTTGATTAACATAGATGTTTGTTTCAAAGAAATTTCAATATCTTCAGTGGATACCACGTATAAAATTGCAGATGCGTCTACTAATTCTACTTGTTTAATTAACATGGATTTGGCAAATTCTAATGCGGTAAGTACATTTTGGGTTCCTGTTAACGTACATTTATTTACTAAATCTATTTTCATTAAAGATAAATCTTTATAAATAATCAAGGTAATACAAGTGTGCCCAAATTTAGTCTTTCCAGGATTTTCAATCGTAAATTGTACGCGATCTATTCTATCAGAAACCATACTAAGTTGTAATTTGTCGTCATCAGGAAATTTGGTTTGAAAAAATAGTAAACAATTATTTTGCATACTATTATAAATATTAGAAATATTAGAGAGGCTTCTTAACGGTTTTATTTTTAGGCGTTAGAGAATGCAAAGGCGACACATGATCTATTGATTTAATCATATATTTATTATTATGCAATACAAGACTCGGTATCGATGTTATTTTATCTAACTTGATATCATAAATAACATCTTTCGATTTATGCAAGAGTTTTTTGTTTAATTTTTCTTTGAGTAATTGGCGTAAATCAAGCAGAGAAGTCTCATCTAATTTGTGAAATTCACCGAATGCATCAATGTATTCATTGATTTTTGTAAGTTTTAGAGATTTATCCAATTTATTCCAAGGAAGACTTTTTACATTTTTGGTATCCATGGACATAATGTCATCAATTGTAATCATATATATATTTATGTAAATATGTCTAACTTGATTTTGTTAAGTATTTAAATAGGATTTATTATACACCCTAAGTTGTCATCCCATACTGTACCATTATTACAACAAGATGATCCTACGCAGATCTCCGGTATATCCACTCCACTCACATCTATAATTGAACTAGAATTTGAGGAAGTCAATTCAGAATCTGTATTGGGGGCAATGGGCCATATGTATTCATCATAATTGTCATTTCTTCGCAAATACATATCTATTAATTTCTTTATAATAAGCACGACTCCTATAAACGTAACGAAATTAAATAATAATTTAGAAACGTTTTTAAGAGGTTCTACGTAGCCAAGTAAAAGAGAAACCAGCATACATATTCCTACTATCGTAACTAACCTCATAAGACGTTTGTGAGCATCGTATTGTTTGCTAAAATAAGTATTGATCTCAATCATTTTTAACTGATTGTATTTTTCATCTTCTAGTTTCGACAAATTATTTTTAGACTTGTTTAATTCCTTCTCCAATAATTTAAGTGTTTCCGCTTGTTGTTTCATGTTGCTCGATGCAACCGTCTCCATTTCATGTTCAGTATGATAACTTTTGGCAAGATAATTATATAGGTTTACTCTTGATGTAGTTAATGAATTCACTTGATTTGTAATGCTTTTAATTTCACTATCGGTAAACGTATTTTCTTTTCCTAAAGCAACATTTTCTGCATTTTTAGTGAGGGCCTTGTACAATTGTTCTTCTGTTTTTTGAAGTTGTTCGATTTGGGTTAATATGTCTTGTAATTTTTCGGGCATATATTGACATTATAATTTTTTAAACTGCATTTTATGAAATATACTAAGGCTCAACTGGTAAATTATTTTTGTGTCGTATCATTAAAATAATACCTAAAATCATAATGGCCGATGTGCCCCACAACATGGCATTTGTTTTATTCGAGCCTTCAAATAAAGACATGTCTATTTTTTGTTGGTCATACGTAACGGATGGAACATGACCTTTAATTTCAGTCAACACCTTTTTATATTCTTGCGTTTTTTCACGCAATTCTTTTTCTAAATGAACATTTTGTTGATTCGTATCATGTGTATTTGGATAATTTTTAACCAACTGTTCACCTCTTTTAAAATAAGATGTATTGTATTGTTTATATTCCTTTTGTTTTTTTTCAATAGGAGTTCTGTCGACTACATTGCATTGATCTCCATTCATAATAAAATCATCCCCTTTTGGATAATTGGAAAACAAAGAAGAATCTATAAATTGTGAACTTCCCGTTACACATGATTTATCCTGCATATCAATATTGGCTTCTTTTACATATATACTTGGTTTTGTAGGTGTTATTTTATATTGGTCGGCCGTAGCCGTAGAATTCATCATTTGCCATGTATTGTCGGTTTGCGAATGAATAAATCCAGTGCATGTTGAATCTGCATTGCATAATTGTTGCAATTTGGATTGATCACAGGTTACATCATAGTCTTTTTTATCAAGGTTCTGAAATGCAAATGCGTCTTTTCCTTTACTCTGTTTTTTAGATCCAAATTTAAGATTATTATCGTACATATAACCAATTTGCGGAATATTGGGTGTTGCAGTATCCGTAGTAGACACGGACGTTTTTGTACTCCACAATTCTGTATTGTTGGCATCATACAAAACTACATTTCTATCATTTTGTACACTTAAATAGTAGGGGGCTACACCTTGATTTGCAGTTTCAGTAGACCATGCAGGAGCCCCATCATAATCATAAGCGACTAAATTTCCATCGGCTTGCATGACTAATTTTCCAGCCGTATGAGTTTTCATCGAACAATACAATCCTCCTCCTGATGTGTTATACAAACACACATTACCATCCGTTTGATACGTAAATGTATATTTTCCGTTTAAACTTGTAATGTTTTGTCCTGGCGTTAATATATCGTCTTGTTCCATTTTTGCAGTACGTACAGCCATAGAGGCTACAAAAGCCACTGGATCACCAAATTTTACTTCTGTACCTGATGCATAATTTGATCCCATAGGCGCTGTAACGTAAAACGATGTTCCGCCTGTTTCTCCACCTGGACCAAACCCTAACAACATGGTTTCAGGGTTTACATACGCTACTTTACATCCCCACCATCCGCAATTTGTAGTGTAAGAATTGGTAGAAGACATTGTAATTGTAATCTGATCGCCATATTTTAACGGATACCCTTGCATAGAATCACTGCCTACAGGGGGTCTTATAAAAAAGTTTGTTTTTTTGTTTCCAAATTCAAACACAGAAATAGCATTCATACTTCCAAATAATTCACCATACGTAATCAATACTTGATCACCATATTTTACCGATTGTACAGGTCGACTACAATCTTGCATAGAAGTACCTGTAATGTTGGCATACTCAAATGTTTTGTATTTTCCATTATAATTGTAGGCCGTAGAGGGAACCGCGTGCAATTGAGTATTTATATCAATATACCCTACTTTTCCTACAGAAGCCATTTCGTTCAATATAGTTGAATTAGGTAGCAATCCTTGGTTTAACCCCGTATTCGTCCAATGGTCTATGGCCTGTTGTTCTGTAGTTAAATTTAAATCAGGGTTGGATTCAATGTAAAATTGCCAATCAAACGTAATTTTGGGCGGCATGGATTGAACATAGGCGGTTTCATTACCACAAGATTGTCCGCTTACCATGAGGGATCCTACAGGAACTCCCAACTCATCCCATGCTGCCGTAATCGTTTTAAAATTACTTTTGCACCCATTTGCATCTTTTAAATCCAAGTCCGATGCATATGGTTTAGCAATACCTGTTTTAGTAATATAAGCCGTTTTTCCATCGGATGTTTTAATATTTGTTCCTGAATAGTTTGTTCCCGATATAAATTTTCGAATGTCATCCGTATAAGAAGTAAATGCTTCTAATAAAATACCTTGTTTCATTGTATACATCTATATTTTTTTATACTGATAAATAACCAGGGTTATAATTACTATAGAAGCAACTCCCCATGTTAATGCATTTTGTTGATTCATAGTGGCTAAATAAGCACTATTTGTATTCATACTTTTATCAGTAACTAATGAAGTTAGGTCCGACTCTAATTTATCTGCAAGGGATAATAAACGATGTTGTTGAGCAATGTTGTTTTTAGGTTTAGTTTTTAAAATTAAATTGGACATGTTAATTAAAGAAGTCTGCATTTTAGCATTTAATTGTGAAGCGCGGCGACACATTTTATTATTTTTTTCTTTCCCTAAACAAGAATAATTGAGTGATTTCATAATGGATACGTATTCCTTTTGTGTTTCATTAAATTTGGCTTCTGCCGAATATAAATCTACTAATGACATATACTAGAATCACACTTTTTAAATTCGGCTATTTGTTCCGTATAAAAATGCGAAGAATTAGGTTGCATCGGATTATGAATTTTTGCAATTTGAAATTTTAAAAATAAGTACAGTACAATTGCGCCTAGTAAATATACCAACATATACAATCACTTCAAAAAAATTGATTTATAAATAATGTATAAAGGATAGTATATGGTTTTCCTTGTTATTAAGTATGCCCTGAAGTATTGCACGTCCCTATTGGTGGAAGACATGTTTAACTCCATAAGTCCGAATTCAGTTATACATGTAGAAGAACAGGTTCATACCAACAAATATAACCATACGTCCAAATCTTTTCGTATTCGGGTTATTCGTTCTAAAGGCATTGATCTTATTCTAGATCGTATTGCAGAAAAGGGATTTGCCGCCATTATTTACGACAATACGTGGGATTCTACTCTTCGCAAATATGTGGACCGGTATTGGAAGGTAACGGCGATTATACCTCGTCTTATGGAGGAAGACGACCAATCTAAAATAGACAAAGTTATTGCCGATAATTTGCCTACAGAACTATTTCAGCAAGACATGATGCAAAGGGCTTTGTTCCAAACGTTATGGAAAAACCAGTTTATAAAAAGCGAAATGAATACCGAAGATCCTAATGAAATGGATGAGATTGTGGATTAAGATTCTCAATGTAGTCTTTGAGTCTAGAATATATTTTTAGGATTTTAGATTCAATCATGTGGGTAATCATCTCATTGTCCGAACACAAAGTAAATTCAAGATGAACACACACATTTTTTTCAGATCCCGAAATACTAAGAAGATCATCTTTAGTTATAATTTGTATACAATTTTTTAATTCTTCCTTTACTGTGTTATGTAGCACAGATTGAAATATGTACGTATTGTCTTGTTGGGTTACCATCATGTGTGTGAAAAACGGCGGAAAAAAAGAAATGGGTATAAATTTAAACATGTATTCCAACGATGTTTCTGTCCGAGAAAGACAAGTGTAGGATTCTATAATATCTGTGTTTAAGGTATAAATTAACTTCCATAAATCCAAATTCAATAACGAAAGAATGTTAACGCGATCATTTTTAAAATGTAGGTCCAACTTCATATTTACTTTATCATTTTTTTTTTATATATATATAGAATATATGTCTTCACGTGCTAAAATGACCGGTGCTGGATTTGCTGGGTACACTGCTTACGGAAATCTTAACGTTAACCAAAACACCTCGGGCGGAGATAAGAAACAAGGTATCCCGCCTTACACGGGTTTAAACAATTGGTCGAATCGCGCGGTAAGGATAAATGCCAATGGAAGCCCTCAACAACGACGCATCGTGTTTTGCATGAATCAACTTGGCGGCGTGGGTGTAGGCAAAAGTCAATTTAGAACGGCCTCTACGGCTGCAAATCCTAGAGGGTTACATTGCAATCCTTTATGGGTAAGAAAATAGATTATTAAGGAAAAAATATAAATAGAATATATGTCTTCTCGTTCTAAAATGATGGGCGCCGGTTTAGCAAGTTCGCACTCCTACAATGTAAACACCAACTTAAATACTTCGGGCGGTGCCAGAAAACAAGGTATACCGCCTTACACAGGTTTAGACAATTGGGCGAATCGAGCGGTAAAGATTAATGCTAACGGAAGCCCGGAAAAAAGGCGCATCGTATTTTGCATGAATCAACTTGGTGGTGTGGGTGTAGGAAGAAGTCAGTTTCGAACAGCATCTTCCGCGGCAAAACCAGATGGCGTGCATTGTAGAACACAATCGGCAACTTCTGTCCCTGTTCCAGATGATCCTTGTGACGGACTTACAGGGTTGCCTTTAGGAGCATGTTGTATTGCCAACCCAAATTCACTAAGTTGTCCATAAAATTGATATAAATTAACTAGAATAGATATATTAATGTCCAAATATTCACGGTTTTTCGAAAACAAAGAAATGAACATTGACGATTTTTTAAAATCCATGGAATACAAATCCGAACCCTTTTCTATTTCTATTTCAAAAATAGAAAAAGAAAAAGAAAAAAAAGTAAAACAAAAAGAAACCTATTTGCCTTATCATGAAAACCTAGATGTTCAATCTCAAATAGAACATTATGTTCCTGAAAAAGTGTACAAAGAAAAAGAACCTTATAAAAAACAAAAAATCCCCAAAAGCGTGCGTACTCATGTGTGGGATCTTTACATTGGTCAGCACATTAATGAACATCGTTGTCTTTGCTGCAAAAAGACGCTTATTAAAATTACTAATTTTGATGTAGGTCACGTCATTGCCGAATCCAATGGCGGAACCCTTGAAATTAATAATTTACGTCCTATTTGTTCCGTTTGCAACCATGCCATGCAATCCATGAACATGATTGATTTTGTAAAAAAATACGGCTACTACATTTAATTACGTGTTTTTTCTCATAAACTGCCATCCTAAAGCCGCTATTAAAAACATACCTATAGCCAAAAATATGCCTAAAATACCTGACGTTACCAAATGTTTCGATAATAATACTGCAAATATTAACCCAACCACTACAATTAATCCTAGAACATAAGAATAACTCATACTATATCCAATATTATTTTCGGCGCGTACGATTTTGTTTTTTAGAACGTGTTTTACCGCCTTTTGGTGCATCTTTTGGTGCGTACCATTCACCTGGAAGTTCGGTAGTACTACCATCATTCAAATTTGAATAAAAAGCAGGGGTTATTGAAAAAAAGGCGGTTGTTGCTAATACGCCACCTACAATAAGAAGCGCAATTTCTTTTTGATTCATACCATGCTTGTATATTATAAATCATCAATGTCCATTCCATGATCGAGCCAATATTGGATTTTAGCCGGCGTCAACGTTTTTTTGCACAAATCTTCAAGTAATATGCGCGTTCTTTCCATGGCTAATTTTGGATAATCCAATTCAAAAATAGAGGGGTTCGTGGATAAATTGACCCATACAATAAAATGCGGATTTTTCTTTAGTAAATCCATACCATTTCGGTTTAAACATAGATTAAACCACACTATTTTATCTATGTTTTTTTCTAAAATAGAAATGGCCGCTGGGTTCATGCTTAACCCCCACCAACAAATCTTGTCTTGATTGTTTTCAATTAAACTCATGGCACCTTCATTGGTGCACAAGTATTTCCACACAATTTTATCTGGATTTGCTTTTAGAAGGGGAAGGGCTGCAGGATTTGTAGATAAATACTCCCAATCAATTTTATGTGGATTTTGGGTTAAATATTCAATGGCCAATGGATGCGGATTTTGACTAAATTTGGACCATACAATTCCCTTTACATTTTGAAGCAGTATATGAATGGCGCTTGGATTGGCAGACAACCAAAACCAATTCAATTCTTGATTTAATAAATGCATACCTTTTGTGTTTCTGCAACAGGCCGACATGTTAATTCGCGTTGGATTGGATTCAAGTATAGAAATTGCATTTTTATTTTCCGACAATAGGGTCCAATCCAAATAAGAGGGATTTTTTTCAAGAAAGGATATAGCATTGGGGTTTAAACATACCGATGTATGCAATTTTTGCTGATCGAGCCAAGGTAAAAGTTCCATTGTATAAAAAATTAAGTTTGAAAAAAGTTCAATTTTAATACATTTCGCCTCCCATCTCCTCTAAACACAACTGTATGATTTCATTGTACAAAGCATATTCTCGGTCGCAGTGTGAAAACTCAATAATATGACCGGATTCGTCGTCCGCCAAAAATAGATTAACTCTGCATTGTAGCCCATCCAGTTCAACTTGATAACCACCTCCATCGGTAGTTACATGGACTTTTTCTTTTTGTTTAAAAATGTCTTCTAATTTGTCGCGCAGTTCACTGTAAAGCATGGGGCTAAAATAAATGTCAATGGCTAAATCATAATGCTGCGGTTTTTTACGCGGATGAGGAGTATAATCTGTCTTACGGTAAAAGTGGTAGAAATGATCAAGTCGAAGATAGTCAATCGTAGACACAGGTGGAATTCCTGTAAACTCAAGTACGGGACCTGTTTCATGCACAAGTTTGGCTTGAATGGGAGTACCCTTGTATAGAATGTCTTCGCCACATTGTTGAAATTGAACTCGATTGATTGTAATGGTGTCATTGGCGACCGATGTGTACAAATGCGCGAGAAAACTCATTTTTTAAATCCATATATTTTTGAAATCGAGTTCAATTTTATATTGAAAGGGTATAATCAAAAGGTATTTCATATTTATACTGAACATTAATCCATTGTTTCGGTACAATAATAATTTTATCACGGTTAGTATTTAATTTAGATGCCCATCCCGAAAATGTACTATTTGAGCAAATTCCTCCTTTTTTACATAGGCTCATCATATAAAATGTTTCCAGAGTAGGTGCATTTATAATTGTTTTATTTATATCTTGTAAAATGGAATATGTATTTATATAAGAACTATCATCGGATGTAACAAAAAAATGAGCGGATGAATTAAATTATATAACAAAGTAGATTTGTGTTTATTTTTGGTACACGAATAAATGATAAATACATAATCCATATCTTATAAATTATAATATATTTAAGTTAGAATTTTATAGGCGCAAATGAACATTGCGCGCAAAATATTATAAAAATAAAAGTAGCCGCTATTCCATAAGCCACTTGAGGTGTCAAGTATTTAAAGGCCGAAATTACTGTATAGATCATGAAAATAATACTAAGTCCTTTTTTATGGTTGGCGATTTCTTTATAAATAGAGTTCCACCCATTCGTAATAAAAAAAGGAAGACCAAGCCATAATACAATCACATATATCCAAACGGATACAGAAGTGCCTGCCCACACGATAGGCATAATTAAAAAGGTAGATATAAATCCGTAGATTATATTTATAAAGTACCAAATAAAATTAAAGGGTAACTTGGTTAAAATGGGTAAATCCTCATATTTTGCAAAATTAATAATAAAGGCAAACACATACACCCATGCTTTTTTACCCGGTTGAAAAAACGATCCTAAAATAGATGTACAAAAGGCTACACAAGGAATAAGAATGGGCGGAAGAATAAATGCATACAATACCATAGGCAATACATAAAATAACAATACTTCAATTACATAACTAGCCTTACTATTTTCCACATGCAATACGGGTTGCATGCTTTGAATAAATTTACATATTAAAAATCGAATAACGGAAAAAGAATAAGCGGTAATCCCCCCTAACCAAGCCAATTGATCATCCATGGCTTGTCCCCCCACTTCTATGTGATAGGGGAAATCAGAGTGTAGTGAAAAGAAATATTCAAACAAGCCCTCAATCCTATAATTGGTTTTTACATAGGGAAGTTGATTTAAATCATAAGGTAACAGTTTAAGTTGTTCACTTTCAGATAAATGAATTAACAACAGTATACAAGCCCCAAAATACCCAATTCCAAAAACTTTAACTAAATCGGACACTTCATCTTTCATAAATTGCGACACATTCCCCAATTTATTTAATAAATACATATATATATCTTATTTAAAAAAATGGGAAGAGTTTACCTTATGAAAAAAGACGAAAAGTTTTTAGCCATAGCAAGTTCGTTTGCGCGTAAATCTACACTTCATTATAAACACGGCGCTGTATTAGTGTATCACGGTAAACTTATAAGTAATGGATGCAACAGTTTGCGCAATTACTCTAAAGATAAATTAATTCATGAATGTTGTTCCTGTCATGCAGAAATAGATGTGATTCGAAATGCTACCAAAGTAGTTCACCGCTCCTAAGTTTAACCGCATGACATTGTACGTTGTAAGACTAAATCAAACCATGAATAATTATGTAGATTCAAGTCCATGCAGGGATTGTTGCAAAAAATTGGCCAAACTAAATTTAAAACGGCTTGTTTATTCTACTCAAACGGGGTATGAATCTATTAAAATACGAGATTTTATACCTACACAAATAACAGAAGGCGACAGATATTTTCACAGTTTATAAAAAAACTTACCTTCTGTCTTTGTCTCCCGCGCTGCACCTGTTAAACAATGTTAAACAATGATTATGATTAATTATTGCTTAAATCCGGAGGCGAGATGAATAGGAGCACAGATGCCGTCTTCGTTTCGCCCAAGTCCCGAGGTCATGTTCCATTGTTTTTTCTTGGCCTGCCATTCACCTGAAATAGGATGCCCGCCGCTGACTTTGGAGAGCATATCATAGCCTGTCGTATCGCAAGTAAACTCTACCTCGGGCATAGCGCGTTTTGTAATTGTAATGTAGTACGATGAGCCTGTAACACGCGGATTAGATATCTTGCATCCGCCTGATTTAGATGCCATAAACATAATTTCAGCCGTTCGAGGTGTGTAGGGCACTTCGAAACATCCGTCTTGGAAACGAATCTTGGACGGAGGCAATTCAAGTTCCCAGCAAAGGAGTTGCAGAAGCCGATCTTGCGAAATTGCGCCGAAGCGAACATTAAAGTGAAGGGAAGGCATTGGACAGAGGATATAAAAGTGTAGGAATGAATCGGGTTTCAATTTTTTTATATGTCAGGGAGTGGAGCAAGACACAATTTGATGTCGCCTAAGGAAGCCACTGAATACTTGACAACTAAAGGCAAATCATTTTCAAGAAACATTTCTATTTGGCTGCATAAATTCGTGCATTTAATAAAATAACCCAGATTTTTCAAACTAAAATTACCTTGAATAATTTTGCTTGAATCTTGTTGTAAAAATTTCATGCTGTCGTCGGATTCAGCACGCCGAACTTCGGCCGTGGCAAACGATCCCTTGCATTTAAAAATGAGTTCATTGGCTACCGATTTAATTTCAATGCGGTCAGAGATGCAAGACAAATCTCTGATGATTTTTTGAAAATCGGTAGAGGGTAAATTAATCACGGATGAAAACATAACGTTAGGTACCTCCAATTCTTCAGGGTCGGGTTCAATCAACCGTAGTTTTTGCGTTTTACATTGTTTAATGTCCCCATTTTCAAATCGTAATCCCAAATTATTGACGATGCCATCATTGTAATCTGCTTCTTCAATGTACAATGTTAACGTGTCGTCGTTGTCAATAGAATTGATTAATTTAAAAAGGTGGAATAAGTTTACGCCAATAATGATTTTATCTTTTTTACATTCATAAACTTCAAAATTTTCTGCTTTTAAAAATAAATGCACCAAAATGGTGTGTGACTTATCCATATTTATAATACGCATACCGTCTGGTTGAAATATTATGTTGGTTTCTAATAAAATATCTTTTAGCGCCGTCATTAATGTTCTGACCGGCGATATTTGTACAGTTTTTACTGTTAGAACATTCATGTATATGTACTCGTTAAAATCTTTAAATAGTCTTTCTTTGTTTATGTTATGAAACAATGGGATGCATTTATTCATGAAGTAGCGACTAGTTTACAACAAAAACGAATATCGGAGAATTTACATTCTACCTTTGTTATGCTTATGTATTCTATCTATAATAAATTTATCTATTATTCCTTATGGCTACTTACAACCTCTGTACACTTTGTTCACAAAAGTTTACCCTTACCTAACTTAGAATAAAGTATACATGTATACTATGCAAATTTGTACACAATTAATTACAGGGTTTATACTAATTCTATTATTGTTTATAATGACTTCTTTAGGAAAAAAACAAATGGAACCGATGATGATTGAGATGCCACCTGATACGGAAACTCTACTTGATTTGCCTACCCATTTAAAATTAAAAAAAACAACGTATCAACATATGAAACGCAAAGAACCGGTACCTCATTCATTTGATCAGACTACGAATAATGTAAAGGCTACTTCCCCCGACAACGGAAGTATTCTTCTTCCCGAATTAAGCGGATTTTACAACTAAAAATTGAATTATTTGTGTTACGGTAGAATATATACTATGGAATTTTGCAGAGTTTGTGAGAACATGTACTATTTAACGATTAACGAAGCCGAAGAGGTTAGTTATGAATGTAAAAAATGCGGAGATAATAAACATGTGGATGGAGGGATTGTAGTATCTCAAACCTACTATAAGAAATCCGAACAAAACATTAATATCAATCAATACACTAAATTCGACCCTACATTACCTCGCATCACCTTTTTAAAATGTCCAAACACTGTTTGTGAAAATCACGAAGACGTTCCTGACCGCGAAATTATATTTATTCGGTACGATAACGTCAAGTTAAATTACATTTATCTTTGTCCTAAATGTAATACCGTATGGAAATCCGATAAAAATTGATATAGAAAATATATATGTACTATAAGTAAATGAGTGACGTTGAGGACATTGACGAAGACTACGAGGAAGAGGAAGAAGAAATTGAAGTTGAAGAAGAAGAGGAAGAGGAAGAAGAGGAGGAAGAAGAGGAAGAGGAAGAAGAAGAGGTAATTGCGGATGAACCTTGCGAAGAATATAAAGAAGAATTATTGCAAAAGTTTACAAGTCAACTTGATCGAAATATGGTGATGGATTTACATCCGCGTGAAAAAGCAGTAGATTACGAATATGTAAAATCCATGTGCACCGTTGTTCGGAATAAAGAAGGCGTTATTATAGATCCCAATCACAGTACGATTCCTTTATTAACTAAATTTGAGTACACGAAAGTATTGGGAGTTCGTGCTACACAAATTGATCACGGCGCACCTTTGTTTATTGAGGCGGATCCATCGATTATAGATAGTTATGTTCTTGCCTTAATGGAGTTAACTGCAAAAAAACTTCCGTTTATTATTCGACGACCTTTACCAGGCGGAAAAATGGAATATTGGAAAATTAATGATCTTGAAAATTTATTGAGTTAATTTTAGTGCTTTTTGGTTCTACGTGTTTTTTTGCTTTTACGTTTTTTTGAGCGTTTCACTTTTCCACCTAAAATAGAAGAAAAACTAGATATATCAACTTCACTTTGAAACTGTTCAAATCCACAACATCCAATTTCAATACATATGATCTCTTTTATTTCAGGTAATAATTCATGAACTCTCTCAAATATGTCTTTTTTTTGAACAATAAGTTTTGGTTTGGAATGAATTTGTTCAAGTGGGTATAAGTCATAAACAACAATTTTTCCATTTTCTTCAAATACAATATATACTGCACCTTCTATATCGCTTTGTCTATAAATAGGATCTCCAGTATCATTAAACCCAAACACTTTATTATAGTATTGGGAGGGATCCGTGCTGATATACCCAGGAGATTCGTCCCATTCTTGTTGTTGTTCAGCCGAAGCATCACTTTGCATTGTTGCATCTGCTGATTTTTGGGCAAATTCGATTTTTAATGTTTGATTAATAAACTCGTCTAAAATATTTTGAGGGGAAGATCGTTTAAAATTTGCTCTAGCATATTTTAAAAATTCACGTATGCTATATGAGTCGTCTATTACGGCGCATTTACCTGGCGTTGCACCTAGTATAGTTGTTTGAGTTATACCAGGTATCATTACGTTTGGGACTAGTTTAGATCCTACCATATTAATAAAGTTATGATTATACGCGGCATGCAAAGAATTAAATACCCAACATTTAGGGTTTATATTGCGTTTAGATACGCTGGGGGGTTGTCCAAAATTAAATTCACTTGAAGAAGGTGCTCCAAAATTAAATCCACTTGTAGAAGGTGCTCCAAAATTAATCCCTCCTGAAGGTTTACCAAAATTAATACCCCCTGAAGATGTTCCAAAACTAAAACCACTGGTGACTGTTTGTTGTGGTGTTCCAAAACTAAATCTACTGGCGACTGTTTGTTGTGGTGTTCCAAAACTAAAACCACTTGAAGAAGGTGTTCCAAAACTAAAACCGCTGGAGACCGTTTCTTGGGGTGTTCCAAAATTAAATCCGGAAGCCATTAATTATAAGTTATATTTAAAATAATTTATGTTTAAATAAAACCTTTATACCATCATTTTATTTTTTTTAAAATCAGAAGGGGTCCATTCCCACTTGTTTTTATTTTTGGAGCATTCGTGTTTAAAAAATAAACTAAATTGCAAAGATACGCTTACCGCAAATGGCGTAGAAGGTCGTTCAGGATGAAATTGTACGCCATAAAAGGGATACTCTTCAAATTCAATACTATCTATAAAAGTATCTAAAGTAGACATAATTCGTATACCAGGTATTGAACCAATATCATTTCCATATTTATGAGAATGAGTTGCACAGGGTGTTTTTTTCATTTTAGCGCGCATATTGGGAGTGAACCATTTACCTAGAGTAGATTGTGGATTCAAATGCAATGGAAAGATTCCATGTTTATGATGGGAATGAAGCGACTCCAGCAAATTTTCTTTATTTGTTGCAAACATGAGTAATATTTCATGTCCCAAACAGGTTCCAAAAATAGGATAGTAATTCCCCTTATTATTTTCGCGAATGGCATGTTTATAAATAAAAAATAAAGTATTGATGAGTTGCGTATATTGTTTAGAGGAATGCAATTTTTTATTTTGAATGGCACCACCTGTAAATATAACTCCTTGAACACGATTTAATAGTGTTCGTAAATTGGATTCCGAAATAGTATAAGGTATAATTATAGATTTTTCACCTGACATACTTACCCAATCAATATAGGAAGTGTACACATAAGAAGATGTACAAGCAGATTCAATACTAGGCGGACATGAAACAATGCCTATCATATACTTAATGGTTATTTTTATGATTTAAAAATAATAATTCATTCAATATATGAACAATACACTCGTATTGAGTACATTTATAAAACAATTGGATGAATGTTTAGAAGATATATCCAATAGTTACAATACAGATAGCCGTTTTATAAAATGCAAATTGTACTTTGATACCATTAAAAAAAGCAATCCTAGGATCTTAATTACTCTTTGGAAAAAGAAAATAACAGACCCTTACAAGGAACAAATATTCGCGAACGATGTTACTTTTTTCTTAACTAAGGATTATAAATCCGATGTTAAGAATTATGACGATACGATAGACAATGCTATTCAAGATTTGAGGAAAATAATCCACGACATGAGTGACGAAAATATAAAAACGTCCATGAAATACATTCAAAATTTATGTAAATTAAGCGAACTATATATTTAGGATACTTTGATTTAAAATAATCAGTATAGAAGTATACATGATTCCGCCAGAATTTAATCGTGTTATAAAAGACTTTATTCAAGACATTGTTCATACTTATCCTGAACTAGAAGTTTCGTTGCAAGAAGATGTGCGCAGAATTCATGCGAACGAATTAACGCCAATGACACCTGAATTGCAAGGTAGTTATGTAACCGTGTACGAACATGTATTGCATATATTGCCTACTAAGTTTTTTGATATTTTATATGAAAAGGTAGAGTTGTTTGAATCTCCTTGTTTATTTTTACCTGGAATTGATTTTAAAACGTTGTGGAATGAAAACATTACTGAAAAAACAAAAAACAGCATTTGGAAATACTTAAAATTGGTGTTGCTTATGATTATCGGAAATGGGAAGCAAGACTCCACCATGTTTGACAACATAAATATGGAAGATTTAAAATCTAAAATAGATGACACCTTAAAGGATATTCACAGTTTTTTTGATAAGTCGGAAATTCCAAATACAGATGAAATGAAGGAACATTTAGACGGACTTATGCAAGGAAAAATCGGTCGTTTAGCGAAAGAAATTGCAGAGGAGTCGATTGGAGACAATGCGGATGATGCTTTCAAAAGCATGTTTAAAGATCCATCTAAAATGGTTGGGTTAATGCATAATATAGGAGATAAAATAGATAAAAAAATAAAGGCAGGAGATTTAAAAGAAAGCGAATTAATGGCGGAAGCCGTTGAAATGCTGTCAAAAATGAAAACCATGCCGGGTATGAAGAATTTTGAGCAGATGTTTAATAAATTTGGAGGAAAAATGGATATTAATGCCATGCAAAATCAACTGAACTCTAAATTAAGTCAGTCTAAAACTAAGGAGAGACTACAAGCCAAATTAAAAGAAAGACAAAAATCGTGTGAAACCCCCGAATTACCTGAAAAGAAAAAGAAGAAAAAGAAAAAGAAAAATAAAGAGAATATACATGACCCTGTTTTGGATAAAAGATCCGACAATATTGCTGAATAAATATAATTTAGTATTTTGGCCAACCGAATCCATGTCGATGGAAGAAAAATTAAATGCAATTACAAGATTAGTGTCGATATTAAGTATAGCAGGATTTATACTTATGCAAAATATGAATTTTATTTGGGTAGGTATGCTCACTTTGTTGCTTATCGTCATTTATTACAATACAACTACGGGTACCTTAGAACAATTTGAGAAACAAAACCCCAAACATCATACTGTTCCAACCGCGGCTAATCCTATGATGAATGTTCTTCTTCCTGAACTCAATGGTAACCCCAAACGAAAATCTGCTTTAAAATCATATTCGCAGGATACTGAAAAAATGATCAATCAAAAAGTGAAACAAGGCATTTCTAAAAACGTAGACCCCTCTATATTTAAGGGAATTAACAATGAATTGGAGTTCGAGTATTCTATGCGCAATTTTTACACAACGGCCAATACTACCATCCCGAATGATCAAGAAGGATTCGGGGAATTTTGTTATGGAAACATGATTTCGGCCAAAGAAGGGAACGTAATTGCCTTAGGAAGACATAATCCTCGATTAGGATCCACTTAATGTAAGTTTATAATTTTTTTATAAAAATTATATATATGGACTTTTTAAAAACAACTCGTATTGGAGAAGATGAAGGCGGGGTTACACAAGATAATTTATTCAACAAAGGGTATTCGGACTACATGTTGCAAAACCATTACTTGAACAATTGCAACATGAGAAAACCCATTGAATTTGCAACCAGTCAAATCAATGTAAACTATTGCGCAGCAGGCGGATCAGGAAATCAATGCGATCTAGAAGGATGTAATATTGATACAAATTCAGACTTAATGCTGGGCTCTTTACAAACGCACCCCAAATGCAGAATTTCTCTTTTTCAACGTACTTTTTTAACCGTTCCTTATTTAGGCAAAGGGCCGTTCAATCCCACTTTAGAATCCCAATTGCAGCAAACAGATACATTCTCCAACAATAAAAAAAGCGTAAATACCATGTCTGAACTTAGTTACATGCCGTTAACTAATTACCCCCTTATTCCCTCTATTCAAGAAACCGTTACCAATCCTGCCTATCTTGTAGAAGGTGTGGCTTCCAATGGTTGGATTCGTGGCGGGATCCCCTCTAGAGAGTTAGCGCGTAAATATGCTAACCAAACAAATAAGTAAAAGAGTATGTACAATACAACAATGAAATGCACCTACATGGATATTAAGGAAGATGAATACAATACAGTTTATCAAACTGAATTGTTGATGGCCTTTCATTTATCTGAATTTTCGGATCAATTAACTACAAAAATAGAAAAAATGTACGCTTATTTGCTTTCTAATTATGCACCTTTACCTGAATTAATGGCCAATATTCACAACTTTTCAACGGATTCAGAAATGTTGTTCATGTATTTGTTTAGTTATGATTATTTTAAGTATACTCATGCTCTTTTAGTCGATCTATTTACAAAAAAGGACACTACAGAATCGCATAAAGCACTTGTGTCTATCCTCACCAAATAATTATATACTCTAGAAGTATGGCAAGTACACGCAATAAAAATACGTATGGAAATTATTGTGCAGATACACGTCAAATTCAAAAACAAGAAGATTGGTTTATGACATCTTATAAATTTGTAAATCCTAACTTGGCCCTTCCATGTTCAGGAATTAATGTGCAACACATGTCCGCCTCTGTTTTATCCAACAACTCGGTTGATATTGAAAATTATCTATATGGAATCGGCGCCAATAATTTTGTGACGCGAGTTCCGCAAGTAGTACCCGACATAAACACACTTCCATCTGTATCTTTTTCTAAGGCCCCCGATGTCTACATTCCGGTTCTCCCTCCTTTTTTAACGGGTCAGCGTCCATAAAATAATATAATAAGTAGTTATGGGACCTAATGGATTTACGGCGATTGTATTTGCTTCTCTTTTTGGAATAATGGTGGTTTATACATTAGTTACACCTAATAAAATTGTATGGGATTAATATTTTCGACTCTTACGTTTTTTAGATTTCCGTTTAGAACCGCCTATCTTTTTTGATTTAGGCAACAGGTATTGAATAATAGTATAAGGAGATACAGGACGCCCTCCTATTTTTGCAGGATTCATTAAGAAAAATAACAAATTACTGTGTTCTGGATCAAATGTTAATCGATCCAGAGTAAAAGTTTCATCCCCTAATTCTTCTCTAAAATAAGTTAATAATTGAGGACTAGGTGGAAATCGCGTTTGATTAAACGGTATTAATCCCATTGTTTTATTGTACTCAAGAGCCGTTGGAATTACAAGTCCACAATATACAAAAGGACCGCCCAACATTAAATAAATAGTATATAATCGAAATGCGCGTAATACTCGTCCGCTAGAAAGTTCTGGATGTCCGGGTATAGTAAGACGATCAAATGTACAAGAATTATTACTATAATAAAACATAATACCATTCACTTTTTTGGGTGTATCATTTGAAATGGCTGCATATAAGTTGCCCTCATCGTATAAATATGAATATGTACCTGATTCATCCTCTACCATGGATTGAATCCATTCACACCGAATATCTTTCCTTGATTCAAATGAAAGTAATTTACCATTTATAAAATCTCTATTGTGTCCTGTTTTTATACTAAAATGTAACCGTTCTAAAGGATCTACACTTAATTGCATATTATAATATTATATTATAGTATGGACAATTTACCCAACGAACAACGTGTAATTGCGAATGATGCCTATGCCGCTAATCAAGACAATATAGAGAGACCCCCAACTAGAGAAGCATTGGAAAATCAAGACAATATAGACCGACTTCTAATACGTCAAGCCAATAGACAATTAAATGAGGATCGACAACAATTAGCAGAACGTGGACAAAATGTACATGGGGGTAAACGTAAATCTAAACGAAAACGTAAAAATAAACGAAAATCTAGACGCAAATAACCTATTCAAATTATATTAAACCTAGTTGCAGAATAAGACTATGAGCGACCGTGTTAAAAAATGTATACACGGACGCAAAATATCACAATTTTTAAATTATATTCGTAATACTCCTGGGTATGCTCAAGAAACCGCGCAAAATGAGCCATTTCGAAATACAAACACACTTAAACGCTACTTTGATATAGTTGACCCTAATTTGGCTATTCATATTCATGAAACGCGAGACAAAGATACTTTTTTACTAGAATTTAAATATTTGAGAGGACACAAAGTGATTTCGTTTGAATTACCGGATGACATGAATCAACTTATAAACTCTTATGCGCGTTCCTATTTACATGTTACTTTTTCTATTCAATATAGAGAATTTTACCGTCCTCCTACATGTACATTGTATGCATTAGAACATACCATTCCTAATGTATACATAAATATGGTTGAACACTATACTTATCTTATAAATATGTACACTTTACTTAAATGGCCTATGTTTATTACAGATTCTTTTATTTTTACTTCCAAAAAAACGTTGGAAAAAACGGTATTGGACATTATACTCTTGATGGATCGAAATCATTTTAAATATTTGAATTTTGTATTGGATTAATATATGTCTCTTACCTATATTTATTTTCCATGTAATCAAGAAAATAAACCGTTATTAGATTATTTAACTGCGTATGCAATTAAACAACACGATGAATTTGTAAAAATTTTTCCATGGGATTTTAAGTGCAATGATCATCAGTATACTTACATAGCCTTACTTTTACCGGATTCAGTTTCTATAGACCGTATGATGCAGGAAAATATTAAACCTGAAATATATGGTTGGATGACAGTATCCATATCCAAATGGAAAAGATATGACATTGCTAATGTAGATTATTTGACAGCGCGTCATAATAAAAGTGCATTTAAAGGAATAGGAACAAGTTTAATTCAACAAATGGAACGACATATGGAAGACTTATACATTGATTTTATTAAATTAATGCCAATAGAAACGGCATCTAGTTTTTATACTAAAATGGGATATACACCATGTTTAAATGTAAATGGTAAAACTCCTTATTTAATGTGTAAAACATTAAGGCATGATCCTTCTTACGCGTATGCTACTTATTTGGATAAGAAAAAAATGGAGTCTGTAAAGGAAGATAAAGATAACGAACAATCTATTTTAACGGATATACGTAGTCAATTAAGTGAACCCGAACAAGAAATATTCGATACTAAAATAAAAGAGGAATCTTTTTTGAATACAGTCGTATTTGTTTATTTAGACGAGGAACAAGGTGGAATTGGCCAAGTTAAAAAATTACTCGAGACATCAGGAGGGAAACAATCGCGTAAAAATAAACAATCGCGTAAAAAATATAAACGTTCTAGGAAAATCAACGTGTAAATAAAAGTAAAGAATAATCCTTGGATAAACACATATGCGCATCCTCGATTGAAAAACGAGATTTAGTAAGTGTATCTTGATATTCTTCATGCGTCATGGATTGTTGCCTTTTCACCGGTTTTAGTATTTATTTACATTGGTGCAACTGCATGCTTTCCGAAGTGTAGAATAAAGGTGTATGGCAAAACATGCAAGTTTGCATTCATAAAAATAGTAAAGTATAATTTGTTTTCAATTTAAACATAGATTAGTTTATACTCAATGAAAGAAAAAATAATTCTTAGTATTTACGCCGGGGTTGCCGTTTTACTTTCTCTTAAAAAATTAAGTGAAAAATAAATGGGTATGTCTTTCTCCTTTAACACAATATAAAGCAATCTAAGTTACGCACCCTGATTTTTTTAGCGGAACTAATTTAAAAACTATTCATAATGTGCCTTCGGTTATTCTTGTACTCGGTAAAAAAGGGCTTCTATGGCCATTGTTATTGCATATCCCTACTGGTTTAAGTTCACGCAATTGTGCTCATTTAATAACTGAATGTTTGAATAAAGGAAAAATCTACATTTTTTATAAACTATATTTTATGACGGTTATTAATGGAATTGAAATAGATGCTATTGAATACAAAAATGAAGTAAAGTATGCCATACAAAATAATTTACCTTTAGAAGAAAAACTAAATATTGTTTTGGTTATATCCAATCCTTGTTTGTATGGGCGTAGATACAAACTACTCAATGATTTTGTGGCGCGCATGGACATTGAGGAACATGTTCGTTTATTTGTTGTAGAAATGATTTATCCAGGACAAGATTTCAAGGTTACATCTTCAAAAAATCCAAATCATTTACAATTAAAACAAAATGTTGTTATTTGGTCGAAAGAAAATATGATTAATTTAGCCGTAAAGCATTTATTACCTAAAGAGTATAAATGTTTTGCATGGGTTGATGCTGATTTAGAATTTGAAAGCACTACATTTGCAATGGATGCATTGAAAATATTAAATGGAAGTCGAGACGTGGTTCAGTTATTTAGTCATTGTGTAGATATGGATAAAGAAGAATTGACTATGACTACATTTTCTAGTTTTGGATACAATTATTCCAAACAAAAAATATATTCGGGAACAGGTAAAGATTTTTGGCATCCAGGTTATGCGTGGGCTATTACACGAACTGCATATGAAAAAATAGGCGGAATCTATGATAAGGGAATTTTAGGCTCAGGTGATAAAATTATGGCCTTATCTTTTATAAATAAAGTGGAGTACATGCATCATCCAAAATATCATCCTGACTACAATAATTCTATGACGGAGTATCAAAAAAAAGCAAAAACATTGCGATTAGGGTATGTTCCTGGAGTTATTTTACATCATTATCACGGAAGCAAAGAAAATCGTAGATATACAGAACGATGGAATATTTTAATCAATCACCAATATACTCCTCAACAAATGTATTATCAAGAGGGTATATTGAAAGCAGATTTATCTCCTGAATTTAAAAAAGAATTACTTCATTATTTTTCTGAGCGAAAGGAAGATGATTAGTTGATTTACAATGGATCGTTCATTTGAATGGGTTATATAAAAAATAAATGTTATAATTTTGACCTCTTCATATATTCATTTGTCTTTTTAGCATGTTTACGCCTACTTTTATTTTTACGTCCGCCTGTTAGGTGACTTAGTGCTTTTATTAAATCTATACTGGACTCCTTTATTTCATCTGTCATTTGTAATCGACCAAATACGGCTTCTGTTGGTGCAAGTTCCTTTGCTAAATTAATAATTTTTTCGGATTTTAAATCAAAATCTTCATCATCTTCAACAATTATATCGCTTTTATATAGTTCGGACAGTACTTCAATTTCTTGATCTGGATTAATTGGAGGAATTGGATCAATTGGTTCTGCCGTACCAAAATCAATCATATATACATGTTTATCTTCATTTTTAGAAATTAAAAAATTATCTAATGAACGTGAGTCGTCTTTATAACCAACTTGAGCAAGCATAAACATTTCGCGTAGGGCAATGGGTAATTCTTCATCTGTTTTTTTAAGCCGTTCTACATCTCCAAACGATTCCATAATAATAACTCCAAACTTATCTACTGCATCTATATCTTCTATTTGTTCGGTTAACCTTACATGGGTTATACATTGTGGAAAAGATTCAGTAAACTCTTCTTTAGTATAAATTTTTGAGTGTATAATCATGGGGACAAAGGAATAGTTAAATGTTGTTAATAATCTAACATAAATGTCTCTTTGTATAGCACATTCTTTATTAAACTCGGATATTAGCCGTTCTTCAAAATCAATATCTATAGGAATAATTTTTACAATAAATTTAGCGTGACATTCCATGGCTGGATTACACATTTGAGGCAATGCATCACTTGTTAAAAATGCAATTCCGCTGGTACCTGCCCCTAAAAATATAGGATTTTTGAATAAATTAATGATTTCATCGATTAAAGATTGGTTTACTTCAGCGCCGTTTAATATAAAACCTCCCCCTTTATGTTTCTTGATTTTTGTTCTTTTACATTTACGTGTTCTCATAAGTATACTTTATATAATAATTTTAATATGGAAAATTATTTTTATGAGCGAAAGGAAGATGACTAAAACATTATTAAATATTTTTAAATAATATATGAAAACTCTTATACTTATTGGCATTATTTCAGGAATAATTACAGGTATTACAGGATTACAAATTGGGATCCTAATTCCTGCATTAATGTTTTTTAATATTATTCCCGATTTACAAACAGCAATAGGAACGACCTTGTATGCGTTTTTACCACCTACTTCTATTTTGGCAGTTTATTATTTATATAAAAAAAAACACGTAGATGTTAAAAAGGGAAATATATTAATTATAGTTTTATTATTTTCTTGTTTATTGGGATCATTTATTTCAACCTTTTTATCTAAACAATTAATTTCTTTAATTTATGCAATTATACTATTAGGATTATCCATATATTATTTTATATTTTATTTTAAAAATAGACGTTACCTTTTAGAGTAAAATGTATTAAATCGTTGAATATAATTTCTTCATGTTTTCAATTTCTGGGTTGTGCACTTGCGGCAAAAACAACAACTTTACGTCGTTTAAATCCCTGAATCGGAATGAATTTTTGTGCCCTTGTATTCCTCTTCCAATACGACCCATGGCTTGAATTAACTTTTCTTGGGTTAATGCCAACCCTTTTCCCATGTAGCCTTGACAGAACTGAAAATTAGTTCCGTAAATATGATCTGAATCTGCAATAATTAAATACAAATACTGTTGCGTCGCAAGTTGTTTCATAATTTCTGTGTATTTACTATTTGTATGCGCTGCAAACACGCCAATTCCCATCAAAAGCAACAATTTCCATTTATTATCCACATCTAGGGATAATATTTCTTTGGCCGTGTTCGAATCTACATTGGCTGAAAAGGCAGTGGCCAGATTTGTTTTCCCGTATTTCGTTAAATGTGCCTTCTTGTTAGGAATGTATTCATCAGGAAGAACCATCGGCATGATTTGTTGATGCAAATCTCTCAGTTTTACTTGAAGTGCTTTGACCTCAGTGGAAACATTGTTTTTAATCATCTTCTTTTCCTTGTCGTCTTCTTTGTTGGTATCCTCCAAATCTTTTTCTAATTGCGCAATTTTATCGGAGATAATAGTATTGTGCCCCAAATTTTTAAGAATGGAAGACAATATGCTATCGGGTATATTTGCCGTTTTAATACAGTATTTAGCAATCAGGTCAACGTCGGATGCTATATAAATAGTAGGACCATTTTCAAGCGTGCTCGCATCTTTGGTGCAAAATTCAATGGTCGGCGGATTACTTATTCTATGTTCGCATTCATAGGCGTATACGGCAGGCCATGATTCATCATTAAATGTTTTCAATATTTCAAGGTAGTACAACTTGATGTCCTCAATAGTGACGTCTTCGATGGTTTTAAAATAATCAAAGTTCGGTGCGTATCGTTTTAAAAAGGCAACCACCGCAATTAAATCAAAGTACTTTATAATGACCAATTTGGATTCTATGAAATCAATGCATTCGCGCAACATTATCATAGTAGGACAATGATAATGAGGAAGTTCAATTTGGTTACTTGGATTCAGCATTTGCACCGTTTTCGAAGTAGTGTAACTAGATATTCGGTGCACTTCTGCTCCCGGAAAGATCCGTTGAAATCCTTCAATCGTGCTTGTCATATCATTCGGTAACGTTGCGGAGGACAATACTACATTTGGAATTTCAGTGTTGCTTACCCAATTCCTCTTGTAAATTTCGTGCAAGGGATGAGTTTCGTAATCCAAAGTAATGGTAGGTTCGTCCATCCACACCATCATGTTTTTCCCTTCGTTAAACTTCAACATGTACTCCTTGGCGCTTACGAAGGACTCTACGTCGCAAATCATAAGTTCTACTTTGTGACCATCTGAATTGTCCACTTTTCGAATTTTACCACTTCGTTTGTCGCGCGTACATTTAGCCACTGAATAATAATGCAATTTTATATCCTCAACTGTTTTGCACCCAAATGCAGTGGCTATTTTTTTTTCAACTGAAATGGCCGCACGGGCTAGTGCAAGTCCAATGTTTTTGTGGGCGCATACGAATATAATTCCCTTGTAGTAGGAACAAGCGCCAATGGGAGACAATGTTTTTCCCGAACCCGTTTGCGACATGTACAAGATGAGTTTGGGCGTACTTGATTCACAAATGGAGTACAATTGTTTTTGGTGCGCGTGCAATTCCAGCGGTTGATATTTGTAAATGTACGGATTGTTTTCAATAATGTCGACCGAGTTCAACACGATTTCTTTTAAATTGGGTTGTATAGAATCGAGCGTAAACTGCACGAACTTTTTCACATAAAGATTTAGGCTAGGGATATTGTAGGCAAATACCAAGTTTAGCGTATAGTAATGCAGCGGATTTAAACGTACTAATTTACAAATGTCCAAGAGTACAAATTCGTATAAATTAGGTGGTAAATGAGCGTCACTTGCATTCAAGCGAATCGTGTCTGCTTTTTTTAATTTTATGGTTTCTTTAGGCGGGAGTTTAAATCCGGGCATGAATTCCGCAAAATATTTGTGGCACAAAAACAAGTCGATGGCATCGTTCTGTTGCATTTTCAAATATTCAACTGTAGTGACGATAGAATACTCTTTTCGGTGTAGATCTAACGAAGCCGTTTGCAAAAATTTCATGATGCGGTGTTCGCGATCCGAGAGCGGGAGTTCGATGGCGTTCCATTCGGCTTTCGTAAGTTTAACCTGATCCATTTTTACTAAGAATAATTAAAACGGATCAAATCAATTTTATTTGTATAGTATATGAAAAGTTTACGTCGTTCTAAAAATAAACGCAAAACAATAAAAACAAAAACAAAAACAAAAAGAGGTGGAACTGCTGTTTGGAAATATTATTATAAATTTTCTAAAATTTAACATCTCTGTTTTTTTATAAAGTAATAAATGTTAATGCCCAACAGACTTATAAAAAATAAGTATTGACCATTTATCCATGTATTAACATCAATTATATTGTTTTTTCTATATTCGATGTTATATTTTTTATCCAATCCAAAAAAATAAGTTAGCCTGTCCATAGGGTTAATCCAGTATTTTACATTAATTATTTTATACATCAATAACGACAAAACACAACTTTTAAAATAAAAAAATAACAATATTGTAAATAATGCAAATATATTCAGTATAAATAAATAAGTAAGATTGCACTTTAATCGAACCGTAATCGCCAATAAAAATAAAATACTAAGAAATATAAAAACATGCAAGTAATCTAAAAGTAAATAGAGTACGGTAGGGTAATCATCTATATTTTGTTTTTTTAAAAAGGCGGTGTATTCAACATAAACACAAATAAACGATAATAGTAAAACGATGCACAATTTTGTAAAATGAGATTGAGTTGCATTACTATAAAACAAATAGAGTATTGCAATATATGCCAGTAATATATTTATTTTCATACATTAATAAATTATTATAAAATTATGCACTTTTTAATTCACGGAAGCGTGCTAATGTTTCATCTAAACTATCTATATCCGCATCATCTATATCTTCGCCACCGCGTACGGGTATTACAAAACTACAATCTGTTGTAGTGTCCCATATATATTTATCTAATATTATAGGCTCATCTAAGGACGCAGCATAAACTTCTTCCGACCCCCATGAATTTTTCAACAAAATTTTACCTTCATGTGTACCTGTAACTAATAAAAAATGGGCTGAATGTTTTTGTGATGAAGTTGTGTTTTCTACACGTAACATTAAATAAAGTCCTTCTTTTGTTACTTTTTCTATGGTTTCAAATAGATGAGTTTTAATCTGAAATGTTATTAAATGAATTTGTAAATTATCCACTTTTTGTTTAATATCGCGCAATACATTAGTTATCATAAACGTATGTATTTGTTTGTGTAAATACGGTAGAAATGGAGGTGTATACATTTTATCATAAATGTGCGTTACTTGCGTACATTCTAACCATCCTAACGGTCTATCTTCTACAGTAGGAACATAGTTTTGGTACAAGTAAAATAAATGTAAAAAAAGTAAAATTTTTATATATCCACCTTTTGAACATTCTTTTATAGATAATTTATTTAAGTCAACAATGGTTTTACCTGTAACTAAATATTTATTACAATTATGAGCAGTATATATATCATTGACAACAAGTAGAGGATATAAAACTTCAAATATATTTTTTATGATAACTCTTGGAAATACATGACGACCGCATACACCTTCATTTGTTTGATTTGTAAATGTTACTGATTCTCCGCGAACTAAACTAGGTGGTCTCCCTGTAAGTGCAAACTTAAAGGCTTCGTCATAAGTGATCATTGCTAATTTTACCATATATGGGTCTTTTTTAAATCTGTCTGACGCAAATTGCAACGCCATTCCATTTTGTTTTACTGCAGCAAATACAATTTCATCATCGTCAAAAAAATGATTCGCATATACTAATGAATTCCCGTCTTCATTAACTGCTGCAAGAACTACATCTTTATCTAGTCTAAATTTTCCAATAATATTCTTTAATACCAATCCATTTTGAGATA